ACTTCGTTCTTAACTTCGTTCTTAACTTCGTTCTTAACTTCGTTCTTAACTTCGTTCTTAACTTCGTTCTTAACTTCGTTCTTAACTTCGTTCTTAACTTCGTTCTTAACTTCGTTCTTAACTTCGTTCTTAACTTCGTCTTCTTGATTGTTTTCATGTTCATCGTCTTCTTGATCGTCTTCTTGTTCATCTTCTTGATCATCACCTTGATTGTTTTCTTGTTCATCTTCTTGCTCGTCAATAAGAGATTCATCTGGTTTAAATTTCCACAATTCACATAATTGCAATGCATTATCATCTAATGGGATAATTTCATCATTTACGTATCTGCCAATTACAAGTTTATCTTTTTGAGATTTGAAAACAAGAGTCGATTCGGGGTGCCAAATAGTATTATGTGACACAAGCTTTTTAAGTACAATTTTTTTAGATGAAGTGCTCATTTTATTTAAGATTGTTCTTTTTAGATTATTCTTTTTAGATTATTCTTTTTAGATTATTCTTTTTTATAAAAATCTATTAATCCTGTATTTATTACCTATGTTTGGTAATAAATAAATTATTAGCCTTTGCAAAATGTTAATATACTCCTAGACTTTTATAGTCGAGCTCATCATAAACATTTGCTAAGACTATATATTTATAATCAAGCTTTTAAATTATTTTAAAACGCACTAACTTGCAATGTGGAAAAATTCGAAAGGCTCTGTATATTTTTTATCGAAGCTAATGAATCAGGTGAAGTCATATCAACACCAGCTACAATAGATGATTTATTATAACCATTCAAAAAGGTAGCCATTTCATTTGACGTTTCATTTCCAATACCGGCTATTACGTTTATGGCTCCTGGTTCAAGATCAATATGTGGGTTTACTGATGGATCCCACAAACCACATTTACGAGGAGCAATAGGTAAGTCACCTCTAATTTTGTCCCCGTGACGACGATGATTGCTATTTCTATTAGCAAAAATTAAACGATCGTAAACAACCGCTTGAACTTCTTCTCCATTTTCACCAATTGTGTTAATAGTGGACATATTTTGCGGTGGAAGAGTGGCGGTTGAATAATCGGGAACAAGAGTTTTAAAATCACCAGCAGAGTGACTTTGCTCTTTATACGAATTTTCGTGAGTAAAATTTTCACGTGCCATAGTTGCAAAGTCAGTAGGTTTTAACTGAGGAGTTGCCATATTAGCACGTGCATTAGGGTTAGTTTGCAAATGGTGCCTTGTATATGGGGATAAAGTAGCATTTTGCATCCGGAAAGATGGATTTAATTGAAAATTGGGTGGCACGCTATAAAAATTACCATTTACTTGGTATTCAGGATCAATTTTTACAGTTCTTGCTGGAAAAAATCCTTCAATACTTGTTATTTTCTTAGTATTAAAATTACAAATTGCGAAAACTGAAATCACAATTGCAAAAATTGTAGCAATAAATTTACCGTCAAACATTTTATTTATAATCAGTAAAGAAAATAAAAACAAAATTCTACAAGATTTTATATAAATTTTATTTTATACATTTTTTGTATAATTCTATATATGTGTCTGCATAAGAACAACTTGTTCCCGTTTGAGAAAGTTTAAACTCTAATTTTGTTTTATCTTCTTCATAAATTTTTTTAGCCAATAATGTAAGCGTTTTTCTATTTGCACTATTATTTTTCATTTTTAAAGAGCTTTTAGCTAATAATTTTTGAAAAATTATCAAATAATCTTCATAATCTGTATCTTTAAGTTTATACGTACCTTTACTAAGAAGAATAATCTCAATAATTTCTTTATAGTCAGATAAATCTTCTGGAAAATCGATAGGTTGATCATTTAACAAAACAAGTATCTTTTGAGGATCAAGAAATGTTTCGTCAGTATAGGGTGCTTGAATAAAATCATTAAAATGTCCAGCTACATCATCTGCGTAATCTATATCTTTTTCTTTTGTGGTTTCTATTTTTTTTCTATATACGTGTTCTAAAAAAGTTATAACATCATTGTAAATATCTTCGTAATAAGTTGAATCTTTACCTAAATATTTTAAAAACGTAAGCATATTATTTCGAACGGAAGTCAAATTATTTTCTAAACTTTGAGCAGCATAATAAATAAAGAAAAGATTTTTTGATTGAGGCAATGTACATTTTTTTAAACGAGAAAAAACATTAACATACGTATCTAAACGTTCGTTATCTGTTTTAGAAAAGACAAACTCGAATACTTGTCTGCCATTTCCTTTATCCATACTTGGTTCATAATCTTTTACAGTTCCTATTATTTTTGGAAATGTGAAATGTATCATACTTTTAATGTGAATAACAAGATCGAACGGTTTACGATTTTCCAACTCATATTTATCATTAGAAATGAGAGATGAGTATTTTCTAGCGTTCTTTAAAAATTCACGCAGGTCATAATCATCAGTGTAACTAAATTTTTTAGGGCAATACCGTGTGTTCGAAATAAAATTCATCAAATCAATAATATTTTTATGGTCATTTTCTTCTAATCTTTTTTTTTTATTTATAATCTGATCAATCGATTTAACTAATAAAATAATAATATCTTGAACTGTACTCATCTTAAACATATTAACAAATCCATGGTGAACTCCTTCGTGTATTACATGAGATTTACCAAAATCTATTATGACAGGTATACACGAAGTACGTAATCGAATAACTCGTTTATGAGACATAATATAATCAAACGTTTTTGGTTTATCCGTTCGTTTAAGAATGATATTCCAAGGAGTTAAATCGTAATGTACAAATCCGCAAGTGTTTTGTGCAACTTCTAATGCTAAACAAAGTTGCAATACAATAAAAATAAACTCTGAAACAGAAAATTTATCACTATTTATATAATTAAATAATGTTTCTCCATTAATAAATTCGGAAACAAGATTATAAGAGCCGTTTTCTTTGTTTTCATATAAACCAAAAATATAAGCAAAATTTGGTATAAACTTAAGAAGTTTATTTATAGACATTATTCCTACAAATGCCTCATGAATATGCTCTTCTATTTTTTGCGAATCGGATGTTGTCTTAACTACCATTGAAAAACCAGCTAATTTAGTCTCTTTAACTATTACTGTTTTAAGACTATTCTCAAATATTTTGTTTCCAAATAATGCAACGTTTTCAAAATTTGTTTCCGCAATAATTTTTCTCACAACAAATTCCATACCTTGTAAAATCCCATAACAACGTTCCATATTAGGACATATACTTAAGTCTTTTATATTTTTTTGAATAGTAGGAAAAGATCTATTAATATTTTTATATTCGTCTTCTATAATAATTTGTAATGGAGTTTTTGAGTTATACAGATATGTACCCATTTCTTTTTTCAGATTTACCAAAATTTTCTGCATATATTGCAATACTCCGTCTTTTTGCAAGTAAGTTCTAAAAAAGTCTAAACCATTTTTAGCAATCTGTTCACATTTTTTGTCATTATCACGACACCATTGTATTTTTTGAATCAAATCAGATAAATCTTCTTTTATAGGAACATAGTGTGCTAGCGTTTCATTATACTTATCTCCAAAAGGCAACAACAAATCTCGATACCAAATTTTCCATTCAGAATCAACTAATAAAATAACTGAACCCATACTTAATTCTAAAGAAAGACGAAAAGCTGAAACATGACCATCTACATGAACAATATATTTGTAACTAGATTGTTGTTTTGGAGATAAAAAATTGGGTATTTTGTTTCCATGTTTTACGTATTTGTAACCAGAATAGTTCTTTATATATTTTCCGTTTTCATTGTCAACTATGTATCTTCCATGATCGTTTCTGTAATAATTTTGTGTCTTGTCTCTTATGTAATTTCCTTTATCATCAATTTTGTAGATATCAATCTTTTTTCTTTTAAGAGAATTAATATCAATAGTCTTCAAATATGTTTCTCCTTCTAACTTACGAGGACGAAGATTCCATTTTGTAAGTTTTGCATCTAAATATGGAACACCTTCATCAGTTGGATATGTAAGAGTCGAAAGATATGCAAGTTTTAATCGTGGATTTGTTTCTAAATCAACACCGCATCCTGTTGATGTTCCTCTAAATACGGCAGTTTGTTTTTTATCAGACCATCGAATATCAAAAGTAGCAGAATAGTCTTGCTCTGTTGCTGGAAAATACTTTTTTTCATAACTTTGAATTCTAGCCCAATCATCCCACGTAGGTATTAATACGTCTGCATATCGGTCGGTCTTTGACATACTCAAAATAGGAAGATATTTGTCATAAGAGTGGGAAATTAAAGGTTGTGTTTTTCCCCAAATATGATTATAAGGCTCTGTTCCATCTCTAGTCAAAATAGGAAAATCTCTTCTGTTAATAAAAAACTCAATATCAGGAACTTTCAATTTACTGCAGAGTTCTTCTAGCATATTTTTTACGTTTCCAACATTTGAATCACCTTCTGAAAGAGGATATTCATACCGTACAAGACAATTATTTCCGTACCATTCATTAAAATTTTGATTAACACCACCTTCTCTAAAATGATAAAAACCTTCCAAGTCTGTAATATACTTAAAAAAGTCATTAACCGAACGAAATTTAGGGTCAATTTGTATTTTTTCACCCCATTCGTTTGTAAAATTTGCCTTTGAAAAAGGCAAAAATACTCTTAATTTATTATTTGCAATTTTTACAAAAATACCTTTTTTAAACTTGTGAAAAATATATCTAAAAGTGTCAATAGATGCATTTGCTGTCACGTTTTTATATTTAATCCACACTTCCTCCATAGTATTTTTTTCAAATAAATTATATTTTAAAGAAGGTTGATCGCTACAAAACCCTCCGTTTGTAGCATCTCGAAAATGTTGAAATTGATCTTCATCACCCGCATGAAATATATCTTGTGTAAAATTTTTATATCGGGGATTCGTATTTGCCGTTTCTTTGTGATTCAAAGCTTCTTCTTTTGTTTCCCAAAAATCTGGATTTTTTTGAAAAGACGATGTTGTTGTCATTTTATATCTTGATTACATTTTTAATACAAAATTTGTATTAAAATCCAATTTTGAATTTATGTAGAATTTGGAAGTTTTTTAAATTTTATAACTGTTTTACCAGTTTTTTCCCCTTTTTGAACATCTTGTAATTTCAAAAGAGCTTCTTTTGGATCCGAAATACCCATTTCTTCAAATAAAGAAATCATTGCTTGTTCTCTGTCTTTCTTTTTCTTAGCAGGTCTAACCTCTTTTTCTTCTATCATTATTGCTTTTCCTTTGTATTTCAAACCAGGTTGCCCTTTTTCATCCAAATAATTTTTTATATTCTTTTCCAATTCTTTTGTTCTTTCTTTTAGTTGCGTATTTCTGATATTGTTTCTTTTAATTTCAGTTTGAATTTCTTCTAATTCATCTACGTACGATTTAATTGACATCTTTTAGCAAAAAAAAATTTTATATTTAGATCAAAAAAGCGATTGCTACTTTTCTTTTTATATATAAAGATGACAGAATACACAATTGAACGTTTTGATGCTATACTAAACAAAGGAACTAGCAACACCAAATTTCCAGCAATTTATATTAAACCGGATGCCGAGTTTTTAGAATTTGCTAAAAAAAATAATTACTTAATTGGTTGTAAAATTAAGAATTCTGGAACAGTATATGATGATAAAGTATTATCTGGTATTTTAAATAATAAACTTTTAGACCGTCCAAATTTTTTGAATCAATCTGGATTATGTGTTATTATGTTATTAGTAAAATGGAAAGGGTATCCAGAATATGGAAGAACTCCATCAGTTACATTTTTTGAGATAAAAAGACAAAACGATCAGGAAAGTCTTCAAGCAGACACAAATTATAATGAAACACCGCAAACTAAAACAAATTATGTAAAAAATAATAGTCTACAAAATAATACGAATAGTACTCTAAAAATTATTTTGCCAACAATAACGTTTTTGGTTTTTCTTTTAATAGTCTATTTTCTTAAAATTCGCATTTAAGTAAATTTTATTTTAATACGATTTAGAAACTGAAATCAAAAAAACGGATGAGTAAAATAAAAAAGATAATCCAAACGAACTTTTTGGTAATCTAGTTCAATTGCATCGAAAAAAGGTGTTATTTTTTTAGGAAATCATTTTCAGTCGCTGACTTAATTACAATTTTATATAATCAGTCCAAAACGATTATGATTAATTTTAGATAAAGCACTTTCTTTTTGAAAGGATTAATAATATAAAATAGATTCAACCGACCATTTAATATTTGAATACGGAAATATAATTTTATCCTAATAATTTTATTAAAAGGACACGAAAATGTTGATTTATACTTATATTTCCTAATTTGATACATTTTCTTAAACATTCTAATTTTATCCATCCTATACCGTTTACATCATTTTGCAAACAATTATCTTGTACTTTAACATCGCATTCATTCATTTCTAAATAAAAATATGTTGCCTGGTTACAAATGATAAAAGATTCATTTAACATTTTTTTGTATATTATCAATCCTGTTTCTTCTTCTACTTCTCTTATAGCACATTCTATATTTGTTTCTCCATATTCAAGTGTACCTTTAGGTGCACCCCATAAATTACCTCTGGACTGAACAATAAGAACTTTATTAGTAATTGGATCATAAATAAAAACACCCGCTTTTTTTTTATCTATTTTGTTTTTTGAGTCTAATAATTGCGGTTTATACTCTTTAATTTGAATTTTACAACAACCATCTCTGCATAAAAAAGTTTCCATTTGTAATTATATAATTTATATATAAATTATATATATTTTATTTATATTTCAACTTGTAAATGATGAACATTTAGAGATTCACTTCGTCCAATCCTGTTAGCTCTACCTATAATTTGATTTTGAACTGATAATGTCATTTCGTGGTACAAAATAATATCACTTGCTTCTTGTAGATTAATACCTGCTCCATTAAAATTTGAATTGAGAAAAATTACTTTCGTATTTCCATTTTTAAAATTTTCTATATTTTTTTCACGTGTCTTTCTGTTACCAATAATAAGAGAAAAAGTAATATTTTGTTCTTTAAGCATTTTGCAAATAGGTTTAAAAGTAGCATCGTAAGCCGAAAAAATAATAAATTTCCCTTTGGTATTGGAATTTAATATATCAATAACTTTTTCTATATGAGTATATTTTTTTTCTTTACAAATTTGATTAGTTGAAGAAGATAATTTATTTTCAATGCATACTAATTCAGTATTATTTATATTTGCACGACACAAAGGGCAACTTTTTTGATTTTGTAACCAAACAAGCAAACATTTTCCGCAAAAAAGATTTTGACAAGATGGTTCCATTATTGGGGATTTTAAAGTGTCAGTACAAATAGGACATATATCTTTTAACATTGATTCAAATCTACTTTCAAGTTGTTTGAGTTTATTTTTAAGTTCTTCCGCATTAGTCATAGCAATTTGTAATTTTTTATCATCTTTTTTGATATCACGATAAATTAATATATTGGCTTCTATCTTAGTTAAAGATTCTAAAATATCTCTTTTAACCAATTCAAGTATATTGTCTGATTTTTTACCTCCTAAAGCTATAACAGCACCTTCAATGTTACCTGCCTCTATCATAAGATGTATTGTATTATTAATCATACCAGATACTGCTTTAAGAATGGGTTGAAAACATTTGTGATAATGATGTTGTGTTTCATAAATATTAAATGACGAGTAAACAAAAGACAAATCATTTCTTACTATCATATGTTCAAATTGTTCTTCAATTTTACATATCTCATCTCCGATTATTTTTTTCATAAAACTATTAGTGCAATTTAAATGTCTTAATTTAATATCTTCTGGCGTGGCAGTAACTAACCAATAAAAGCCAGCGTTTATTTCTTTCATACTAGCGACTCGAACGTGTCCTGGTTCGTCAAAAATAAAACGTTTCCAAGCATAACGAGAATAAGATATTGCTAAATTATTAAACATAGAAACTGTTACTATAACAACATCATAATTTTCAGCAACAACATTTTCAACATCTTTTCTTGTTTCAATCACTTTAACTCTAAGATTTGTATGTAAAAATTCTTTTTCCCATTGTGAAACGATAGAAGTAGGTACTAAAATTAAAGTAGTTGGTATTTTATCATATCTTTCAAATTTATGATTTAATATCAAACCTGCCGATTCTGTATTTATAATTTCTTTTGTAAATGGAATATCTAAATTCCACTCCATTTTATCTCTTGCTATTAATCCAATCATAGATAACGTTTTACCATATCCTGTTGTGTCGGCATTAATTCCGATTCGAGTTTGTTTAAAACCATCATTACATTGTACATGCTTTTCTCTTTCTAACGTTTCCATTTGATATATACTCGACAACTGATGTTTAAACAAAATTTTTGTTACATTTTTTGGTTGTTTCGCCAATGGTATATTCTCAAAATCGTTCATTTATTAATTACAATCCAATTAATAAATAATTTTTAGATTATAGATGCCAATAAAGTTTGCCCCCATCTTATTGCTCTCTGAGTTTGAGTGATATTATTAATATGAAAAAAATAAATAGTAGACGTTTTAAATTTTTTTAAAAAAATTTTAAAGTTTTTCTCAAGTCCTAGCTCTAAAATCGTAAAATAAAATTGTAAATAATGATTTAACTCATTTTGATAAAATAAAAGTGTTTCAAGCTTTTTGACTGCTTCTTCTTTTTCTTTTGCATTAGGATGTCGTATTGGTATATTTAATATTTCACTAACACATTGATCAAAATCTTCTTGGCTTGGCATTTCAATAGAAAAAACATTATTAAGCATATCTAAATCACATTGTAACAAAAAAGATTTTGATTTTTTTATATTTTTCTTCAATAAAGTTACTTTTACCTTTAAATTTTCGGATTCTGCAAATGTATTATATCTTTCTAATATTGTAATAATATATTTACACATAACATAACTTGGTATTTTTTTAAGACACGTGTGTCCTAATTCTATTATTTTTTCTGGATTATTTTGTTCATTTTTTATACAACTAAAAATATTTTCATACTCTCTAATTATATTTGAATATTTAATTGAAACATAATTTTCCCGTTTGGACACTCTAATAATTGAACTTAATTCATTCGAAAATTCTTTATCTTCACACAACCATTCTATAAACATAAGAGGAGTGTAATTAGCAACTTTAGAAAAAGTAATGCGTTTACAATATTCATCAGAAGCTGTATTTACACCATCTTCACCTGATTCTACAATAGAATAAGGATCGTCATCTTTTTGATAGAAATGAAATAATGATATTATTTGTTCTTTTAATTTTTTATTTGTTGTTTTTCGTATAGAAGAAATCATAAACTTGTACATATCGTGACCAGGTACCATAAAATTTAACATACCGTGTTTAATATAATCATAAGATCCAATATATTTACCTTCAATATATGTTGTTGATGCACCAAAATCAATTATAACTGGTATAGATTCAGGGTCGTTTACAGTATACGTAGTCATATCTAAAGAAATAGTGTAAGTAGACACATTATCAGAACGTACCATAACATTGTCTGAGTGCATATCAAAGTGTGTAAATCGTGCTTCTCTTTGAGCTATTTCTAAACCTAAAAGCAACTGAAAAAATAAAATCAACCATTTATTAAAATCTAATTTATCGTTTTTCAAAAGAGTGTGAAAAGAATCACCTGGTACTTTTTCATATAAAACATATGGAGTTATCTTATTTGTTTGACCAATTTTACCTTTCTTAGATGGTTTAGGACATGAAAAAGCACCAAGAGTATATACAAATGTTGGTGTTAAATATCTAAGATTGTTTAAAGATCGAATACCTATAAAGTATTCCCTTACTTTTGAATTAAAACTATTCGAATTTTGAGGTATTTTAATAACAACTTGAATATCAGATGAAAAAAAATCTGTAATATATATGAATCCTTCTTTACTTTTTACCTGTAATTGCTCCATTTTTTTTATACAATTTTGTATTTTTTTTGATAAATTAGAAAGACCTTTTTCTTTCAAATCTTTTTTTAACCCAATTGAGAAAAGATTATCAAATAAATAAGCAATCGCTTTCATATCAGATCCAGTTGGTGCCTCTTGATTTAATAACAAGTTTAAATAAGAAGATAGTTCATCCAAATTGTATTTTTTTATTTGATTATGAGAATTATCATTTTTCAATTGTTCTAAAATGAAAGTTTCTTGCAAGCTTTCCATTTTGCAAATTTACAAGATTAAAAAACGTAAATAAGAATTTTTTATAAATTATTTTTGGTATCTTATATTTCTATTTTCCATTACAATACGATTCATTTTTGCTTTTTCTGATTCTTTTTTGTTCTCATCAACATCTTGCATTCTTCCAGTCATTGGTATTTGAGCACGAATATCAAAACTACCGGGGCTAATTTTTTGAGGCAAATTAACCTTTCTTGATGAATGATCTGAAGATCCAGGAGAAATTATATTATTAGTAATATAACTCGTTTTTGGAGTATTTCGAGAAAGTTCAATTTGATTATCGTATTCTGGTTGTTTATACGTTTTTTGATTACTAACATTTGTTTTAACTGTGTATTCTGGCAAAGTTCTAGATAAAATAATATCATTGTGAAAATATTTAGTCTGTTCAACTCCAGAAACCGGTGCATTAATATTAACATGTATAATTTTGTTGTGAACTGGCATATCTGACAAATCAAAAATATCTTCAATTGAAGTATGACGTACGTTTGAAGAAATATTGCTAGTTACAGGATGAACTAGAGTATTTTGTACAAATCTAGATGAATCTAATTCCGTATTATCAGAATTGTAATTAGTTCTAGAAGAAACATTGCTTACAACAGGATGAACTAGAGTGTTTTGCATAAATCTACCTGTTTCAAATTCCGTATTCTCAGAATTATAATTATTTTTATCATAAATATTGCTTGTAACTGGATAATTCAAATTATCTTGCATAAATCTGTTTGTTTCAACTTCCGTATTCTCAGAATTATAATTATTTTTATCATAAATATTGCTTGTAACAGAATAATTCAAATTATCTTGCATAAATCTGTTTGTTTCAACTTCCGTATTCTCAGAATTATAATTATTTTTATCATAAATATTGCTTGTAACTGGATAATTCAAATGATCTTGCATAAATCTGTTTGTTTCAACTTGTGTATTCTCAGAATTATAATTATTTTTATCATAAATATTGCTGACAACAGGATGAACTAGAGTGTCTTGCATAAATCTGTTTGTTTCAACTTGTGTGTTCTCAGAATTATAATTATTTTTATCATACATATTACTCGTAACAGAATAATTCAAATTATCTTGCATAAATCTGTTTGTTTCAACTTCCGTATTTGCAGAGTTATAATTGTTACTAGACGATGCATTACTAACAACAGGATGTGAATTATATTCTTGAATAAATCTTGCTGAGTGAAATTCATTATTATTTACGTAACGGTTATCTGTTAAATTAGATCTTGCAGTCGTATGTCTGACATCATTGTTTACTTCTTTAGTTGGATTTCCGACATGTTGATTTGTAATATCCATAGTGCGAGTTCCTGATCCAACAGATCTTTTAATAAAAGGTTGAATAACGTATTTAACCTCAAATGGTTTTTGAGATTGTGGTTCAATTTTATATACAGCAGTTGGCCTAACGTGACCTTTTATTGTGTGATTTTTAACTTCTTTTGTTTCTTCCGCAGTCCCAGGAGTTTTCAGTTTTCGAGAAAAATCTGTAAACCCAGAATTTGAGGAAGCATTGGTTTTTTGTCGGGGTAAACGAGAAAGAGGAAAAAGATCTTCTTGTAATAAAATAGGTGGACGAAACGCACCATCTTTCATAATAGGATAAGGAAGTTTTGCAGATCTACCACCTCCTTCTACAATTCCACCAGATTTTTGACCTCCATTATTACTATAATTATTATATGACACGCTAACTGATGGATTTACTCCGCGAGCGTACACCTGAATAGCTTCATTAATTCTTCCGCCGCTATCATCAATTGTTTCGGTAATAAAATTTGTATCACCAACTTTATCAATTCTTCTAGTGGTAATAGATTTGTGAGGATCTCTCAAAATGTTCATATTTGTACCCCAATTTCCAACAGATGGCAAAGTGATTTTGCCGTGGTTGACAAGACCCGAATAGCTTAAACCTCCAGCTGACATTCTTTTATTATTTATAAATAGTTTATTTTTAGCTTTATTTAATAAATGGATAAAACATTTCATCCGAAAATTTGCATTCAGCAAATTCTTCCAAATCATCAAGATGAATTTAATTTTTGTGTAAACCAAGAAAATCATGATGATTCTAAAAAATTGCAGGCCGCTTTTTTTACAAAAAAATTATGGCCATCTGGGTCAAAAATAAAAGTTGGATTTTTAAGCACTGGTGATTTAATAACAAGAACAAATATGTCTGAAATTACAAAAGGAAAAGATTTAGATCCATTACAAAACCAAGTAATGTCATTATCTATTCAAGACGCTATAAAAAAAATTGTAAAAGAAAGAATTCAGCCACTTGTAAATTTAGATATTTCATTTGTTGACAATCCAACAGAAGCGGATGTCAGAATAAGTTTTGATAAAGACGGAGGTTCTTGGTCCTTAGTTGGAACAGATCATTTACAAGAAAAAAATGCGGCGACTATGAATTTTGGATGGTTTGATGTTCCAACAGTTATCCACGAATTTGGTCATATGATTGGATTAATACACGAACATCAAAATCCTAAAGGACAAAAAATTATGTGGGACGATAAAAAAGTAATAGAATGGGCTAAAGATTCACAAGGATGGAGTGAACAAACTACTAAACAAAATATTATTAATAAATATGATAAAAATTCTATTAACGGATCAGACTTTGACCCTCTTTCTATAATGCTCTATTTTTTTCCAGCATCTTTAACTAAAAATAACGTTGGAACAGAACAAAATTTTCGTTTGTCGGGACAAGATGTAATTTGGATTGATAAAATGTATCATAAAAATGATCAAATATCAATAGACAATTTCTACAAAAGTGTTTACTCTGAATCGCTAGAATCATCTGTATCTAAAAGTAAAAAAATGATGGCAGAATTTAGCAAACAAAAATCTACTGGATTTTCAATTACTTTTATCATTATAATTTCTATATTAGTTATATTTATTTTTTTAGTGACAATCCTAATGATAAAGAGACGTTTTAAATTTTAAATTAGCGTTTTGTATGAATAAATTAAAATATTATAAATAGTTAGTTATAATATTTATTTAGAGTGCTTTAATTAAGTAGAAACCTATATATATGTACCATCTTTACCAGGGTAACTACCAGTATAACCAATAGGGTAACCACTATGGTAACCACTTGGGTAACCACTTGGGTAATTATTTCCTTTGCTTGTAAACACAAATGAAGCAATATAAATAGACATTAACCCAAATAATAAACCCATAACTATAAATCCACCAAAAGAATAAATAGAATTTCGTGGTGTGCAATTATTTTCATCGTTATACATACCGTTTATACACTTTGAATTGTTTCCACTCCAAAAAGGACAAATTACTTTTAAAATGTCAGGAGATGATTTATTGCAATCATCTTTTGTTTTGTATTGAGAATAATTATCTTTGTATAACATTATACCAATATATATAAACAAAATAGCTTTTAATAAGAAAACCAAAGATCCTAGAAAGCAAATAATTTTTAAAAAAGTTGATGCCATAGTTTATATATTAACAATTTAAAATAAATTAAATTTGATTTTTTAAAGTGAAAGTTGTTAATATAAAAAAATGACTACATGTACAATTTGTTATAATAATGAATTATCAGATTTTCTATGTCCATATTGTAAATTTCAAGCGTGTCAATTATGTAATCAAAAATTTATTGAAGATAGACTTATAGAACCTATATGTATGAATTGCGGTAAAATATGGTCTCGTGAATTTCTTTTAAATAATGCAGAAAACAAAAAATGGGTTTATAAACATATTGGAAAGTATATTCTTGAGAAAGAAAAAATGTTATTGCCAGAAACGCAAGAAGAAGCGTCAAAAGTTTTAGAAATAAAAAATCTTTTAAAAGGTCTCTATCAATTGCCAACAAATGCAAAAATAAAACGTATGTATAAACATTTTGATTCAGAATTGTTAAAAAATGTTTTAGAAGAAAAGCAAGAACTTCGAAAAAAAGTTTTGAATGTTATAAATGATAAAAAAGATCAGACTATAACATATAGTGGTAGAATAACTTCTACCAATTCAAAAAAGACAGTTCATTATATATTTAAATGTCCACGTGAATGCAGAGGATTTATATCTAATAATTACGATTGTGGAACTTGTAAGAAATCTATTTGTAAGTTGTGTCATTTTGAACTCGAATTAGGACATAAATGTAATAAAGATGACATAAAAAGCGCTAGTATAGTATCTAGTTCAACAAAGCCTTGTCCAAAATGTTTAACATGTATTTTCAAATCTGGAGGTTGTGATCAAATGTTTTGTACGCAATGTAATACAGCTTTTAGTTGGATATCAGGAGAAATAGAATTAGGTCTTGTTCATAATCCTCATTACTATGAATACCTTGCAACTCTTTCTTCCGCATCTCCAAACATTGATATTATTGCTTGTGGTGAAATTCCAGATGCAAATATGTTCTTTATAAAAATTATTGCATGTACAGATATAGCTTCTTGGATTGCTAAATTACAAGCTTTACATCGTACTATTATTCATACTCGCAATGTTATTATGCGAGAATGGAGAATAAATAATATAAAAGATAATCTTGATCTTAGAATACAATATTTGCTTAATGAACTTGATTGTTCTGTTTGGGAAACAAAATTAATGAATCGAGAAAAGAAAAGGATGAAAATAAAAAGTGTATATGATTTACTTCAGTTGATAATAGTTGTAATGGAAGATTTTGTACGTAAAGTATATTCTTTTGAGCAAAATCTATGGCATGATAATGTAAATAATATATTCAAAGAAATGAATGCATTAAAACTTTATTATACAGAAACGCTAGATCAAATATTTTTAATTCACGGAGGTAAAATTCCTAAAAGTCTTTTAAATCTTCTCATTTTTATGTAAGAATCGTCTTATAAGATAACACATAGATATGTGCGTGTTCAAATTTCAAATGAATATTTGAATAACATGATATATAAAAATTGAAAAAAATATTATATAACACGTTATTAAAAATGCTAGAATGTCCTATTTGCTACAATAAAATATCAAATCAGATGTTTGTGTCACATTGTTTTCATATTTTTTGTTTAAAATGTATTAAAAAGGCTTTGTCTATTAAAAAATTATGTCCTATTTGTCGCAAAAAACTTTATTATAATCCAGAACCTCGTACACAAAATAATAATGTCATAATTATAAGACGAAATTATAATCAATATATTCGTTTATTTATGCAAAATTGTAGCAATGGTTATAGATGGATGGAAACGTATAATGAATCAGGAGAAAAAATTTCATCTGTTCCATTATGGATTGATTCATTAATATACATTCATTAATATATATTTATTAATCTAAATTAATAAATATATATTCATTAATAAATCTTATTTATTATAAATAAATGACAAATCGTAAAACAATTATTGCTATCATTATAGTATCAACATTTGTTTCCTTATTTTATACTTTTTTTTCCTATTTTGGAATAAATAGATATTTGATGTGCTATGTACAAAATTCAGATTCTCTTATAGAAAAATATAGTACATTACCAAAAGCTTTTGACGACAGAATTATAATTTCATTCTCTACAACACCTGATAAAATAAATAAACTAAAACCTTTTATAAATTCTATTTTGGATCAAACAGTAAAAGTTGACTTGATAGCTATGATAATTATACAAGACGAAGACAATTCCAAAACGTATGATATACCAAAATATATCAAAAATGTAGCAAAAGTATTTCCAGCTGGCAGAGAATATGGTACAGGTACAAAAATAATTCCAATGTTGTTACGAGAAAAAGAATGTGGAACTATTATTATCGCATTAGACGAAAATAAAGTATATGGTCAAGATTTTATTTATTCAATAGTTGAAGAATCTAAAAATAATCCTGAATCCGTTTTGATAGACAGCAAAGGCTATGCAATGTTAATAAAATCTGAACATTTTGGATGCGACGTAATTGACAGAGAAAAAGAAAATTTTGATAATGATTGGTTTTTAAGTAAAGCCTCAAAAAGTAAGACTTTTGATTATACCGAAAATTATAAGATTATAGGTTTCTAAATGACTCTTCCAAAATTAAGATTAATGTTAATTTAAAAATTATTAATAATAGAATAAGATAATGCAAATTTTTGTAAAAACATTGACCGGAAAAACTATAACTCTTGAGGTAGAATCTTCTGACACCATTGAAAATGTAAAAGCAAAGATTCAAGATAAGGAAGGCATTCCGCCTGACCAGCAACGACTAATTTTTGCGGGCAAGCAACTCGAAGACGGGAGAACTCTTTCTGATTACAATATCCTCAAGGAGTCGACCATACATTTAGTACTTCGACTTCGGTAATACTATAAAATTGTCATATTATATATCAAAATATGACAAAAGAATGTAAATAGATTATAATAAATCTGTATTTATACTATATTTCCAAATATATCCAGCTGACATTTTTAGTTTTCCTTTTAATGCTAAACAAATACCTGAGCTATGACATTTTAATTCACGTGCTGCATCAGCAATTGAAGCAAACTTTTTTAAAAACGTTCCTTCTAAATCAAATTGATCAATACAAATTGCTCTTTTCGAATCTTTACCTTTAGGCATCACACAACCTTTTCGAGATTCACTCATTTTTGTGCGTGTTTCCTGAGTCTTTGGTATACCTTTCATAGTATGACTAATTTTAACTCTTACATCATCTGGAATTATACGACCTTTTAGCGCATTTGAAAGTTTTTGTTTTGTTTCTTCTGAAAGAGATTTTCCAAAGTTGTGATTATTAGATCCTGACATAAGTTTTTTGAAATTAATGCGTCGTTCTTCGGACCAAACAACACCTGTATGACCTAAACCATCTGGAGCCATATTATAACGAGGTTTTAGAGTAAAAATATAATGAATTTCTTTTTCATTCATCCAAATCTTAGCATCTTCTTTGGTTTCAAAATCTTTAATTTCTATATCTTCTATAGTAAAGAATTCTTTTCCATATTTTTCAATTGCTTTATAAAGATTACTATTAACAATACCTTTTTTAGCCTCACATTTGTGATTAGTAAATCTTTGAGAAAGAGTTTTGTATGTTTGACCTATATATATATTTTTATTTTGAGTGTTAACGATTTTATAAATTCTTCCTGTATACATTTTTAATCAATTATATATTTAATCAATTATTAATCAATTTTAAAATGAAAAGTTTGATTCTTTCTGAATTAATTATAATCACTTTAAAGATTGTTGATATATATTATATTCTGATGGATCAACAATAGACATAAACGAATAAATCATCAAAATATTGAATAATTAACAAGTTATTGATTTACCAACTTGTAAACAAGTGAAGAACATATTTCTAAGATATGTACAACAAAATTAATCTAATACCATTGTATATTACAATGGTATCTACTAATCACCAGACAAAAAGAAAATTAAAACTTATTATAATAAATGAATCATCGTCAAATCAGATATAATAATATACGTAATGCATTAGGTGTTCTTACCAAATCAATTTATATACCAGCTATCACACCTAGCAAAACCATTGATCCATTGTTTCTGTATGTAACAATGATGACAATTCATCAAGTTGCAACAGATTACATTGCAAAAATTACTTCAAATCAGTCATCTATAAAAATAAAATTATATACGTCTTCAGACTTACCTATTTCACTAAATTACATAAATAATAAAGAACGAAATAAGTTAAATAAACTCAGAGTAATCAAAGATGATTGGGAATTGTATCAATTGCAAATTAGCATATCAGCCACAGTTCAGTTATTTGATAAATTAACAACTTTAATAAAGACAGAATACAATTTAACAGAATCTCAACTAGCTTTGTTATACTACAAAGAACTTTACTCAAGAAACTATACAACTTCTTATTTACCTATCATCGCTTCTAATGAAAATGCATCGATTATTCATTATAACAAATACAATTCTAGGATACCGAGAGGGTCTGTTATTCTAATTGATTGTGGATTTAGAAATGAATTTGGATATTGTAGTGATGTGACTCGAACAATCATAAACCCAAATTCGGCTTTACAAAGACAATTATTTGATATGGTTAAACAAGCCTATACAAATTGTGTTAATTTTGTTGAAAAGCAATTGACTATGTCAACAAATGTAACTTTTAATCAAATACAAGAAATATGTATACAAACATTGATACAACAATTTGGTAGATTATCAACAGATAAAAAACATAAAGAATGGTCAAAAGGCATAATGAGTTGTCGGTCAAATATAGCTGAGAATCGTAATTTTAATCGTAATTTTATTCGTTATTTTTACACTCATACGATCGGTCATAATATTGGATTGGAAACACATGATCCAATGTCAGATGGTGATTCAATCTTACAAAAAAGATGCGTTTTTACAATTGAACCAGGATTATATTTTAACAAATCAACAATTCCATTTTCTATACCTTCCAAATATTATAAAATAGGAGGAATCCGAATTGAAGATATGTTTATGATATCAACAAAAAATAAATTATTATGTTTGACTCAAAACGTTCAGCCTTTTGTATATTAGGATATGTAACCTATTGTTTTACTTATTATAAGTAAAAATAAAATTTTTATACGCTCAAAACAGCCATCTCCTTTGAAAACGATCCATCATCAATGTCACGTATTTCTTGTGTTTTCTTTGTTAGAATAGCCATCTTAATATTACTAATCTCAACAACATCATTATTTCCTTTAGAACTTGATATAAGATCCATTAGACGATGACATTCATCTGTTGATAACTCAGCTGTCTTTTTTAATATAGGTTCTTTGATAGCATCTTTTAACTTTCTAGCTTTAATGTCTTTTTGAAGAACTCCGTCTGGATCCTTGTACATAAAAACTTCTCTGTTACTGTCAGTACACTGATAACTTTTGATTCCATTATTTTCCTGTGTGATATATTTAGTTGTAAATCTGACTACTCCTTTAATACCATCCTCTATATGTTCAAGTTTAAAATTTTCCTTTACCTTATCTTGTATAACCTCTGGACGCCAGTCAGATACTATTAAATTCTGAGTTTTTGTTGTTGTTTTAGTGTTACCAATATTATTGTTAATGTTATTATGTGTAGGTTTAGAAGCTAAAATGAACATTTCTTTTCGATATTCGCTATTTTCTTTTCGTAATTCTTCTATAATTTGAAGAGACAAATCTAATTCTTTTTTAAGAGCAAAAATATCTCTATTTTTTTCATCTAAAATTTGTTGAAGTTGATTAACAGATGGAATATTTGCTTTACATATTTTTAAATGATCATCTAATGAAGATTTTCTAGTAAATCCTTTTCCACAAGCACCACATAAATATTGATGTAAAAGATCTTTATTTTGTTTAGAAAGACAATACTTAGCAGTATTTTGATGCTGTTTTAATGAATAAGCTGTTTGTAATATTGCTTTGCAGTATATACACTCCATTTATTATTAGGTTATTTGTTCTTTAAATATTTTCAGAAAATATTCTGAAAAATTCTGAAAATTCATGAATGTTTTTTGAAAAATTTAGTAAATTAAGTATTTAATCAGACAATTTTCATATTAGGTATTTTTATACTCTCCATCTCACCAAACACAAAAAATGAGAGAGAGATGAAATATTTTTTGGACGCTTTGTTCAAAAACAATCATTTTTTTCACCCGTGCTTTTTATTTTGTGCAAAATCATTTTTGGAGTTTGGAAGAAAGATTTTTTATCAGTAAAAAATGTAAAATTTTTATACTTACAATATCATTTTTTGCAAAAACTATTTTGAAGTTCGGAATGAAAAGTTCGGCGGAGGAAAACATTTTTCTCTAAATAATTTGAAAAATTCGTAGAAAATTTCCTTTGGATTATCTTTTTTTATTTTGCTCCTCCTCCAAACTTTTTGAATTTCAATTCGAAATAAAGTTGTTTTCTTAATACCAAAGTTAAGAGATAAAATAAAAGAAATTATATTCTTTTATTTTATAAAATTTGATATATGATAGTGTTGTTTAATTGTCAAAATCACACTCCCACATTTCAATTAAATTATAACCAGCATTTTTAATAGCTAGTGCACGTTCCATAGTTTTAGAATAAAGATCAGATGCTGTTTTATGATTTATAGGATTCACATAGTCAGGCTTATAACATCTAGGGCATCCATGCCAAATACATCCATGAAACTCATATACATTATTTGTTTTTTTATCGTGCCCATCTACTTTACCAATATTTGGTATTTTAAATTCTCCTCCATTTTCAGCATGCTGTATACTATTAGAAATAGAATTGAGCCAACCAATTGCTTTTTTAGAATATCCTCTGCTATTAGAACAACATCCACACATACCGTGTCCTTGTTGGATATGTCCAGGTCTAGGATTGCAAGAATGACCTTCTGAACAAATACATTCTACTGGCGTATGTGCATCTTTATATTCACCAGTAACTGTTCCACCTAAATTTTCAATATTCTCGAAAAAATTCTGTTTAGCAGTTTCTGAATCATTTCCAGCACATATTCTACACATACCATGTCCTTGTTGAATACCATTAGGTATAGGATTGCAAGGATGATCATATTTACAAATACATTCTACAGGTGTATCAGTATTTTTATATTCACCAGTAACTTTTCCACCTAAATTTTCAATATTTTTATAAAAATTTTGTTTAGCAGTTTCTGAATCTTTCCCAGCACATATTATACACATACCTTGTCCTTGTTGAATACCATTAGGTCTAGGGCTACAAGAATGACCTTCTTTACAAATACATTCTACAGGCGTATCAGTATTTTTGTATTCACCAATAACTGTTCCACCTAACTTATGAATATTCTCAAAAAAATTCTGTTTAGCAGTTTCAAAATCAGTTCCAACACATATTCTACACATACCATTTCCTTGTTGAATATTATTAGGCATAGGATTGCAAGAATGACCTTCTGAACAAATACATTCTACTGGCGTATGTGCATCTTTATATTCACCAGTAACTGTTCCACCTAAATTTTCAATATTCTCGAAAAAATTCTGTTTAGCAGTTTCTGAATCATTTCCAGCACATATTCTACACATACCTTGTCCTTGTTGAATACCATTAGGTATAGGATTGCAAGTATGACCCTCTTTACAAATACATTCTACAGGCGTAGATGAGTTTATATAATCACCGATAACTTTTCCACCTAAATTTTCAATATTTTTATAAAAATTCTGTTTAGCAGTTTCTGAATCTTTCCCAGCACATATTATACACATACCATGTCCTTGTTGAATACCATGAGGTCTAGGATTGCAAGGATGACCTTCTTTACAAATACATTCTACAGGCGTATCAGTATTTTTGTATTCACCAATAACTGTTCCACCTAAATTTTCGATATTTTTATAAAAATTCTGTTTAGCAGTTTCTGAATCATTTCCAGCACATATTCTACACATACCTTCTCCTTGTTGAATACCATTAGGTATAGGTTTGCAAGAATGACCATTTTTACAAATACAATCTACTTTTATCTTACTACCTTTATATTCACCAATAACTGTTCCTCCTAAATCATTCACTTTTTTGTAAAATGTTTTTATACTTTTCACAACTTTCGGTTGTTTTTTATTTAGTTTACAGTAACAGTCTATACATAGATTTAAGTATCCGAATATAAATTGATATTCAGGATATTCTTGATTGCATGTATCACAATTATCAAAAAAAATTAGTTGGATTTCTTTCATTATTACTTATAATTGTTAATAATTTGTTACTTTTCAATTTTATTTTAAAAATTGAAAGTGTTGTTCTTAATTATTAATATTTCAAGCACACATCCTACATATTCCATTAGGTCTAGTATTAATAAAATGACCATTTCGACAAATCCATTCTACCGGCGTAGATGAGTTTATATATTCACCGATAACTCTTCCACCTAAATTTTCAATATTATTGTAAAAATTCTGTTTAGCTGCTTCTGGATCATTTCCTGCACATATTCTACACATACCGTGTCCTCGTTGAATATAATGAGGACTAGGATTACAAGAATGACCATTTTGACAAATACATTCTACCGGCGTAGATGAGTTTATATATTCACCGATAACTATTCCTCCTAAATTTTTAATATTATTGTAAAAATTCTGTTTAGCAGTTTCAGGATCATTTCCTGCACATATTCTACACATAACTTCTCCTTGTTGAATACGATTAGGTCTAGGATTACAAGAATGACCATTTTGACAAATACATTCTACCGGCGTAGATGAGTTTATATATTCACCGATAACTCTTGCTCCTGAATTTTCAATATTATTGTAAAAATTCTGTTTAGCTGCTTCTGGATCATTTCCTGCACATATTCTACACATAACTTCTCCTCGTTGAATACGATTAGGTCTAGGATTACAAGAATGACCATTTTGACAAATACATTCTACCGGTGTAGATGAGTTTATATATTCACCGATAACTCTTGCTCCTGAATTTTCAATATTATTGTAAAAATTCTGTCTATTCATTTTTAACTATAATTAATTATAATTAATTAAAATTCAATTTTAAATTTACTACATTTTGAAATTAAATAAAATAGCCAATATTTTATTTATCTTACCTTGATTATGTAAAAGGCGTAATAGGAAGATCATCTCTAATAAAATATGCTTCTCCTTCTTTAGTCCACTGAACAACCATAGTTATAATTTCTACTCCGGCTTCAATACCTTATTAAGGAAGTTGCAGAAATAAATGAAGATGCTCTTCGTTTAGAATCAAGAGAAAAAGAACCTTTCGGAATCAAATGTTCATTAGCTACTTTACAAAAACTAAAAAAAATACTAAAAAACTACCAGACGGATCTAAACTAACCGAATTGAAATCAGGAGGCAATTAGATAATACTTAGTCAAAACACCAAATTAATGTGAGCGAATGTGTTTTGAGCAAAATGCGGAAAGGAGAATATTAGAAAAGTCACATAGTTAACTTTGTTTTATGTATGAAAAATATTATAAATATAATATTTTTCTAAGGTATTAATACATTTTTAATCAGTGCAAAGAAAGTCACAATCAACTATTTTTTGCAATTCTTCTTTGATAAAAATTCGTAACTCGTTTTCATTCTGATAACTTAGAGTAGGTGGAATTATCAAGACATCTACACCATAATTTTTACATAGTTCTAATTTTAATTTATCACGTTCTTGTTGTCTTTCAAAATCGCTAGGTCCATTTGTATGAAAAAAAGGAATATATTCATAGTGTTGAATTCCTTGATACTCAAATGCTAAATTTAGATCTTCACAAAAACCATCTAACTCTAAATTATATCCTGTTACATTTTTTAACCAATCTGGTTTAATACTTGGAAATCTTAAACCAGTATATTCTTCTAATATTTGTCTGCATAAATTTTCTGATCTTTTTTTAGAACAAGTATTACATCCTTTACCATTTAAGTGATTATTAGGTGTTTGTGGAAACTCACCATGTCCACCTATTTTACATATAATAATAACATATTTATTCCACATTTCATATACAACTTTTGAATAGTCATATTTATCTCTGTGAATCTTTTTTGCTTTTTCAATAAAATCTTCTGTATTACTTCTTTTTAATAATCCATTTGTAATATGTGCACATGTAGGACAACCGTTTCTATCATTTACATGATGATAAGGTGTTTGTGGAAACTCGCCATGATCTTTACATATAATAATAACGTTTTCATCACAATTTTCATATACAACTTTTGAATAGTCATATTTATCACCGTGAATATCTTTTGCTTTTTGAGTAAATTCTTCTTTTGTGAATTTTTGTTTTTTACTAGTTTCTAAATAACCACAATCTCTACATCCATGTCCTTTTACATGATTACTTGGTAGTTGTGGGAATTCACCATGATCTTTACATATAATAATAACGTTTTCGTGAGATTTTTCATATACAACTTTTGAATAGTCATATTTATCTCCGTGAATCTTTTTTGCTTTTTCAATCCATTCTTCTGTTGTAGGTGAGTATTTATCCTGACATTTATTACACCCATCAGCACAGTGCATATGACCATTCGGAGTTTGTCTGAATTCACCATGTTTTTTACATATAATAATAACTTCTTCATCACAATTTTCATATACAACTTTTGAATAGTCATATTTATCTCCATGTTTTTCTTTTGCTCTTTTAATCCATTCTTCTGTTGTAGGTGAGTAATTATTCTTACATTTATCACACCCATCAGTACAGTTCATATGATTATCAGGAGTTTGTGTAAATTCATAATTATGTTTTTTACATATAATAATAACATATTCTTTTGCGCTTTTATATATGGTTAATGAATAGTCATATTTATCGCCATGTTTATCTTTTGCTTTTTCAATCCATTCTTCTGTTGTAGGAATATTATTAGCACATTTTTTACATCCACTCCCAGATAAATGAATTCTTGGTCTTTGTGGAAATTCGCCATGCTTTTTACATATAATAATAACTTCTATATTGTTGTTTCTACCATATTCAACCTTTGAATAATCATATTTATGTCCATGTTTGTCGTTTGCTTTTTTTATAAAATCTTCTGTTTTTTGCATAATTATTATTATTATAAGAGTATATGTATTAATTCATTTTTAAATTAGTGCTCAAATAAAAGAAGAGTATTAATTATCATAAATATATGATAATTAAATTAAGAAATGTATGAAGAGTCATTTTCAGACTTAAGACCAAATTTTTATAACACCATTCGTTTTAATAAAATCTGCGTGTTTTAAGTCCAGTACTCTATTTTTGTTTGCAGTGATATTGATTATGTAAAAGGCGTAATAGGAAGATCATCTCTAATAAAATATGCTTCTCCTTCTTTAGTCCACTGAACAACCATAGTTATAATTTCTACTCCGGCTTCAATAGCTTCTTTAACAGCTTGTCTATACTGAGGATCAATAATTGAAGGTTGAAAACATTCAACGTCAGTTCGTTGTATAACATAACACATTATGCAACGAACTGCATATTCATTTTTAATTAAAGTAAGCTCTTGAATATGCTTCAATGCACGAGGACTAACAGTGTCGGTAGTTTTCTTCCGATAACCATCAGGAAAATAAGAAACTTTAGAGTTGTATTCACGATGTTCGTAACATTTCTGCTTACGATCTTTAGAGCTAATGTCTTCATAATCTGCAAGTGGAACATTTTTAACTTCCATAATAAATGGAATGCCATTACTATCAACACCTGTAAAATCAAAACGTGAATCAACTTTGCCTTCTATATATATAGAAGTCTCTCTTTTATAGCTACTAACATTTTGAAGTCTGCTTAACATATTATTTTTCAAAGCTGATTCTGATAATTCTTCGGCAAGTTTTGGATGTATACCTACAATCATTTCATTATGTTTTTCTTTAATTACTGATAAATACACTTTATATTCACAATGTAATTTTTTATCTTGTTTTTTAGTGACAGAACTCATTAATATTGAAGCACCTTTATCAGCTAATCCACAACATCCAAGTGATGGAGTATGAGCCAAAACGGATACATCCGAATTATTTGTATTAACGTCCGCTACATAAGGTGATTTAATATATGCAGAAGGTCTTTTTATAACATATCCTTCAATTAAATTATTAATTTTAAACAATAGAGTGTTTGAATCATGCTCGTCAGAAACTCTCAAAGTGCTCAATAACGGTGCAGTGAACTGGCACGGAGCAACATAAGTTGATTTGTCTTTGGATGCCTCCTCTTTAATAGATACAAGAAGCTTAAAAAAACTCTCTTTCTTCAGATCCTTGATCTTGCTATTTTTTACTATAATGTTGAATGTATCTAAGTTTTTTTGTGTGTTCCATTCATCAATTAGATCCTCTGACCCGTTTTCAGAGAGAAACTTGATGATAAACTTATTAATAGTAATCGAGTTCATTTTCTGTTTTTAAAGAGTTCATTCAAAAAAATCAAGTTTATTTGAGATTAAGTGTTTTTGTGATATGCAAAGTGCAAATCTACAAAACGAGAACATTTGCATTAATCTCTTGATCTTATCACAGGTAAATATACGATCATAAATAAAATTTTATTTATATATCTTCACCTATTAAAGATTCAGTATCTATTTGTTTTGCACAATTTTTTCCTGTAAGTTGAGCTAATGTTCTATTGAACAAACAAGGTTTCGTTTCTAGATCTCTAATAGAACTCATATTATTAATTATTTCCTTTAAAGCAGTTGGATTTTTCACAGATTCTTCTGCTGCAAACGCACCCGCTTTTCTTTTAAGAGGCGAATGTACTTTCTTAATCAAATGAACATTCTTATAATCAACAATATGATCACCAATAGTTGATTTGTGATGAAATATACCTCTTTCTGTATCGGTGCAAACTATCTGAGGTTTTCCTTCCGAATCAGTAGCAATGTATTTATGTACAAGATGAGCGGCACCTTTCTGACCTTCATAAAAATCATTTTTTGTATATTTTTCATCTATTATACTATCTACACGAGCTTGAGATAAATCAAGAGGCGTAAGATTTGAAAGCATCAAATTATTCTGAATGTTTTTGGTGCTGTTTTTCTGATAAGTAGGTTGTTTGGCTATTTCTTCTATTGTAGCCTGAGCACGTTCAGCAGATTCTTTATATATTGAACCAATTTCACCTTTCATCTTAGCAATTTCTTCGGCATTTTCAGCTTTCATTTTTAGAATAGCTATTTCTAAATCTTTCTTAACATTCTCTTGATCTTTTTGATCAAGAAGAAATTGATTTTTTTTCTTACATGATAAATCATGTCTCTTAAAGGTTGAACATGAAAAGTTCTTATTGCAAAATGTACAAGTAACAAAAGATTTTATAATTTCTTTCGAATTTTGAGATTCTTGCAACAACAAACAGTATTTAGCTTGTGTTTGATGTTTATTTAACAGGTATTTTGTTTTAAAATTATTATCACAGAAACGACAAGTTAATTCTCTAGCCTTCTCTTTTAAAATGAATTCTTCTGCTTCTTTTCTCTCTTTGGCTTTATTAGCTTCAATAATAGCTTTAGCTTCGGATTCTTCCTGTTCTTTTTTTTTAGTTTCTTGTATTTTTAAACAATATTGTGTATTTTTTTGGTGACGACGTAACATTTTTTTGTCACCAAACATATTAGAACAAAACTCGCATTGCTCCATCTTGTTTTATTTTTGACCCCTTATCTTTAAATTAGTGTTAATTAATAAGGTTTTTTTTGTATAAAATATCGTTTTTTACTACTAATTTTTAAAATGCCGGAAACTGCTGGAAATAGTAGAAAAAAAATAAAAATAGTCACAATTCTCTGATTAAATTTATTTTTTCAACATTTTTGAAATGTGTGTGTGTGGAAATGAAATCCATTTTAGAAAAGTACGAAAATCATTCTTTTTTTCTTCCGAACGCCAAAATCATTTTTGCAAGAAAAAAAGGTTTTTCCGTCAAACTTTTACACTATTTAATCTGGCGACCGATCACCAAAATCATTTTTGCAAAAACGAAAAGTTCGGCGGAGGAGGAGGAAAAACATTTTTCTTTTTCTCTAAATAATTTGAAAAATTCGTAGAAAATTTCCTTTGGATTATCTTTTTTTATTTTGCTCCTCCTCCTCCGAACTTTTTGAATTTCAATTCTAAAGAAAGTTTTTTGTTTAATATCAAAATTATGAGGTAAAAATAAAAGATTTTTTGTTTCTTTTATTTTATAAAATTTGATATATGATAGTGTTGTTTAATTGTCAAAATCACATCCCGACATTTCAATTAAATTATATCCAGCATTTCTATCTAGTGTGCGTTCCGTTATTTATAGTATACATAAAACTATCATATATAGAATTTAATCTATTTAATTCTTCATTTAAATATGTAGTATCATATTCATTATGCCTTGTAAATCCGTCTTCAATTAGTTTCTTTTCGTTGGCTAGTTTTTCATACATCTCTTCAAAAATATTTTCACAGAGATGTTTTAAATCAGAATGTACGTTTCTATCTCTTAATATAGAAATCAATGACTCTAAATCTAATATATAAGTGAGTACGGTTAATCTATTGATAGGTTGTTCATTATCTTGTAATATCATTCTTCTTAATGAAATCAATACATCCATATTATATTCATTAAAATTATTATTATTACTTATTAATGCTAAATTTTCACGTAATTTTTCAAGTATATTGTCACGATATTCTTGTTCAGCTTCTAAACGAGCTTGACGTTCAGCTTCTATATGAAAAACTTCATCTGCTACTACCGTCATATTGTTGACGACTTTCTTCTTCTTCTTCCGGATAAGGAAAATCCCATTGACTATGTCCTGTTGACATATTACTGTAGATTCTACCGGTATGGTTAAAATTACGAGTCCAATTTGGTGGAAGTGGTCTAGTGTAATTAAACATTTTATAAAACTAATAATATTAAAATTATTTAGTAATTTTAAGATTTTATCCTCCTCAGCAAAAGCATTTTTTTAATATGTATATCACAATGTCATCAGGAAGAGTTTTTTTTAGAACTTTTTTTGCCTCTTCATACATCAATATTTTTGATCCAAGTTTTAAAAATTTATTTTTAAAGTATAAACGGTGTAATGGACATAAATCAACATTACATTTATGTGGTTTATCCGCCTTTTCTATCCATGATATAATATGATATCCATTATAAAAGTAATCTTTGCCTGCAAAATACTCTGCTATATCTTTATTTAAGACTTTTCCGTGTGATACATTGATTTTATTCTTTGTCATAACTTTTGACATACAAAAATACATTCTATTTATTTTCATATTATGTTTGTTTAAGTGTTTAATTTAGACTGCTGCTGATTTTAAATGGAACTCTTTCGAGCTTCTAACACTTTATCTAGAGTTTTTTTACAATCAAATTATAAATTTGTAAATAAAAATTTAAATATTTTGATAAGATAAATGACAGAATATGAATCCGAATATGATAATGCAGTTTATCTTGAAATTGCAGACAGAGTGCAAGAAGCTTTAATTCAAAAATTTCCTAAATTACCAATTGAAATTATTGTCTCTGCAGTTGAGGATGCTAAAACCGATTATATAAGTCTATTTGGACATAGTAATAGACGCTTTAGCGTATATACAGAAGAGTTTTTTTACCTTACTGCATTGGACAATATAAAACTTCATCAAACAAAAGTACAAGAGGTGTTTAGAATGTTGATGCTCATTCGAGAGCGTAATTATAGTAAAACTTCTTCATTTGGTTCTTATGTAACAGATTTGTCATCTCGCCCATTAGAAAAAATAGGTGATATATTAGAAGAAGCATTTACAGAAGAGAATTAGTTTAAAAATCTTCTTATGACGTTTTACTAGAAACAGTAATTAAATTACAACTTTTATAATTTAATTTAACTATCAAATCAGTTGTAAACTTAACTCCAATTTTAGATTTTTGTGTTACTTTTACAAAATTTGGTGAAAAACAAAGACTTATAATTTTTGACACCAAGTCATTAAGAGTAAATTATATATCCAACACTTTTTCAATATTGATTTATTCTTTATCATAACTTTTGAAATTATACAAAGTTAAACTCACAGGTGCAAACACGATTTGTTAAATTGCATTTATTACTAATAAATATTAAATTATTTATTAGTAATAAATGCAATTTGAAGAAAGAAAAAGTTCTTCTGGTGAATACTATTACAAAAATTTATTCACAGGTAAAACTCAATGGGGATCTAGATACTTTTCTGGCACAAAAATTCCACTTCCTAAAGGATTGGTTTGTTTAATTTCAAATAACAAGGAAGTATACAAACATATTGGTGATCGAAAAAAAAATGCACGAGTAACTTCTCATTCTTATGCACCACAACCTGATTCGGAGGAATGGCAAACAGTAAGCAGAAAAAAAGACAAACCAAAAAAAGAAAAAGAAAAAGAAAAAGAAACAAAAGACTATACTATTGAACCAAAAAAGATTACAGAAGAAACATATTCAAACTTAAAACTTTTAAAAACTCAACCAGCTAAGGATGAAATCAATAGAAGAGTAGAACTTTTTGAAGAAGTAGCAAGTCGTCTTAACTGTAAGACAGAAAGTATTATTGATGAGAGTTTACAATATCTTGCTAGTCAAGCATCAGTTTTACCACAAACTATTATTGAATATATTAAAAAAACAGAACATAAACAACTTGGGGAAAATGCTAGTTTAACCGCTTTTCACATAATTAGTCAAACTGATCCTTCTTATTTAAGTGAAAGATCTATAAGAGAGCTTTGTGGTCTAGATATGAGACATGAAGAATTATCAAGTGCTGCTATTCAACTTCGAGACTTAGTTTCAGAAATAACAGGAGAGTTGATTCAATATCCGGTTATGTGTGGTTGTAGTTTTGGTCATACTTATGACAAAACAGAAATAGCCAAATGGTTTTTGCAAAATAGGACGTGTCCTATGTCAAGAGAAAAAATAACAGGTAATTTTATACCAAATGTATTTGCAAAAAAAATATTAGACGCATTTGCAGAGAAATATGGAAAACAAAGAGGTGAAATTTGGAATGAGATTAAAAATATCTGTATTGAGTATATAAACGTAAATGAACTTCGATTAAAAGAAGAAAAACAAATTCGTGATGAACTTCGATTAAAAGAAGAAAGAAGAAAAATCACACAGACCACCTATATAGCACCAAATCATACAGCATCACCTAGACCATTTAGTGAAAGAAGAACTCATGCAGAACCACCTAGAGCACCACCACCTAGAGCACCACCACCACCTAGAGGAGCACCTAGAGATAGATCACATAGAGCACGACCTATAGCACCATTTGGTAATGGAACGAGTGCAAGAGAAGATCAAACAAGAGATGGAGAACCACATATAGCACCATTTACTCTTAGACATAATACAAGAGCTGCTCAAGAAGCAGAAGCAGAACAAACAGATCACAGAATTGCAACACCCCAATTTGCAAGTCACCCCCTTGTATGGACTGGTTCTTGGGGAGGATACCAACGTTGGCAACCGGGAGGATACCAAAATTGGCAACCATTTGGCTAGCATTTTCAAATAAATAATTAAATTATTTTTTTATTTGAAAATAACAAACAATGTATTCAAGATCTCCAAGTAAAAAAAGTTTACATATCGGTAAATACAAAGAAGAAAACAGAAAACTTCCAACCAATTGGGAACGTCGTATTAGTAATAATATTTTTCCTAATCGACCATATTATTTTAATTGGATAACAAATGAAAGCAAATGGGATTTTCCAGAAAGCACTATATATAGACAAACACCTCCTAAAATACGTGGACATAATTCGAGAGATAGTCATTTGAGAGGTGGAAAACAATTAACAAATATATTATATCATTTTGACAAAGATGATTTTGTCAGGTGGTATACATATAAAAAAGATGACCTAAATGAGAATGCAAATGAAATATTTGAAGATTTGTTACGTTACCGTAAAAATCTTGAAATATTTCAAGTAACTGAATCATCACTATCTATTTTAGTAGGTGCTACTAATATGAATAATAATGATTATGATAGATTCAAAGATTCTAACGTATATAACTTGTATATATGTGAGGAAGATTCTACCAATATAAAAAGACAATACTATATGTATACAATTGGATATGAAAATATATTTTCTAATATGGGATCATATTTAGTGGGACGTGTTAGGCAAATACATTTTGACATATCTACTGCTTATTCTTGCCCAATTGAATATCTTAGACTTGCTGAAAACATATTAATGGCCGGTGGCACAATTGTTTTTGATTTAGTGCAACATTTTAATGTTTTATATGATTTTAATAGAGAATTAAAAATATTTGACACAGGTTCAGGTAAAATAACAAAGGAAGAAATAGAAAATAGGCATAATGTTGTGATTGATGTTGAACAAGAACTCATTACACCTAGAATTACCGGTGGAATATATGGAAGTGGACATCTTGCTCCTCAAATTTCAGCAACAATTATTGATCCAAAAACTAACCAACAATTTAAAAAAGATCTATACAGAGGTTATATTGACTATTGCAGACAAAGATATCCTAGATTGAGATTTGAACAAAAAACATATTCATTTTCAAATTACACTTATCCTGTTCCAATCAAAACAATAAACCAAGAACTTCATATTGATTCATATAATAATATATTTAATTTTATTGCTAATAATGTTATGACTCTTGCTGAAAGAATTGATTATATAAAATATAAAAGTTTATCACATGACAAAATGCACGAATTAATTGATAGAGTGGCAAATACGCCACAATTATTTAGACAATATGGATTAACTACACACGTCGATATAGAAAAATCGATATTTTTTGAATTAACAAAACAATATGATTATATAGAAGGAACAAAAATCTAATTCGTACAATGATTAATTATTTTCTAATTTTAATATATTTTTATATATTAAAAATGTTAAAAGATATAGATACCGATTTTATACATATTAATTTTTTTAATCAATGGACTTATATCCATCCTAGACTAATAAGAATTAATCCTTTTAAATTTAAAAATATCCCATCTGGTTCATTTATAAAATGTTTAATCAAAGATGAAAAAGGTAATGATGGAATTGCTTTAGTTTCAAGTAAAATATTAAAAAAAATAAATGATGGCTCGTTATGGAGCATTAATGATCCAAATATTCTTACTTTCAAACTACAAAATTACAACAAAAAAAAATTGTTAAGAGGTGGAAAACCTCTTGTAAATCCAGTATATCAAGAACAATTTATTGAATGGTATACAAATAGAAAACGTTATAAACTTAATGCATATGAAATATTTAATGAGTTGTTGTATCATCATTTAATTCAAGAAGAATTATCTATTTTAGTAGGTGCTACTAATATGTATGATGATATGCATTATAATGATTATGATTATTACAGATTCAAAAATTCTACCGTATACAACTTGTATATAGACAGAGTAGATTCGACCAATATAGAAAGACAATATGATATGTATACAATTGGATATCAAAACATATTTTCTAATATGGGATCATATTTAGTTGGACTTGTTAATCGACTACATTTTGACATATGTACTGCTTATTTTTGTGAAATCGATTATCTTAGACTTGCTGAAAACATATTAATATCCGGTGGAACAATTGTTTTTGATTTAATGCAACATTCGATTGATCGATATAATTTTAATAGAGATTTAAATAATTTTAAATCGTTATTACATTTTAGTGAACCAATTTTATCAAAGAAAGAATTAGAAGATAAATATAATGTTATGATTGATATTGATCAAGAACTCATTACACCTAGAATTACTGGTGGAATATATGGAAGTGGTCATCTTGCGCCTCAAATTATATTATCAATTTATGATAAAGTAACCAAAAAAACTTTTAGAACAGATCCATACGCAGGTTATATTGACTATTGTAACCAAAATTACCCTAGTTTAAGATTTGAACAAAAAAGATATTCATTTTCAAATTACACTTATCCTGTTCCAATCAGAATAATAAATAAAAAGTTTCATATTGAGTCATTTCGGTCTACTATATTTGATTTTATTGTTAATTATGTTATGACTATTTCTGAAAGATATGGTTATATATCATATAAAACTTTATCACACCAACAAATAAACGAATTAATTAATAAATTTTTAGCAGATAGAAATATAGTAAAAGAGTATGATACATTGTATAATAAAAATTTAACAAGCAATACAGATGATGATATACGTGAATATATATATAATGAATTAACAAAAGAATTTGAATATATAGAAGGAACAAAATTAGATAGATCACATTTTTCGCCAAAATCCGAACAATTTTCTAAAGGGATAAGAAATATTCCAATGAAAAGATCCAATTTTTTGTCACGTATATGTACATCAGATGCAGGAATTTGTTTGGCTTTTGGAATAAAAAAAAAATTAATAAATAAACATTTTAATGACTTTGTTGATTTTAAATATTTAATATCCCCCGTTAAAAGTATTGGTGGTAATATAGGTGCAAATGGTTTTATTAAAGAACTTACATATGAGAGATTAGGATTTACATCAAATGCTATTTTAAAATCAACAATCCAAGAAAATACTGATAATCTTTTATTTGAGTATCTAGTAGGTCAGTATATAAATAAACAATGTTACGTGTTTCCTTGCTTTATTGAAACATATGGATGGTACCAATATAAAGAACACCAAGATTGGATAGAAATGAAACAAACTATAGATATTGACGCAGATCAATTAAAATCGTCTCTTATAATTGGAAAAGAAGCTGTGCAAAATTATCGTGACTCGGGTATCAATAATATTTGCTCCGAAAACAAAACTAGATTTTCTCAAAGAAAGAATTGCACTGAAATAGATTATCTTTTTAAAGTAGCATGTGCAAAATCAACATATTTATCAATTTTGATACAGCATATTAAAAATGCAAAGAGTATGCATTCTATGATACAAAAGCATCTAAATTTTCCTTCTAACAGTTTGTTATATGTGTTATATCAGATATATATGCCGTTAGCAACTTTGTCTGAAACGTTTACTCATTATGATTTGCATGCTGAGAATATCTTGATTTATGAACCAGTTGCCGGAAAATACATTGATTATAAGTATATTTTGGATGATGGAACTATTGTAGAATTTAAATCTAGATATATTGCAAAAATTATTGATTATGGTCGTTGTTTTTTTAATGATGAATCTAACAAAGAAATAACAGGCTCTTCAAAATCTATATATGAATCTATATGTAATAATATACCGGAATGTACTGGCAAACGTTTTCCTATAAAATATTGTGGAGAGGATCAAGGATTTTCAAATTTTGATGAAAGTGCTGATGGTCTTGGCTATTCTATTAGTTCATCTGTTCGTAATATAACTCACGATTTATTGTTATTATATAGAGTAAAAAAACTATTGAACTATCGTTCAGATTGTCCAGAACAGTTACAACCTATATTTGATAATTTTGACTATGGAAATGAAGTAGCACTTGAAGCAGAAGAAGTTCGGTTAGGTAAATCACAATGGGAGTATGGATCTGTGGAAAAATATGATATTAGTCCATTAACACACGAGGAGATTCCTGAACAAATAAATAATGTAATAGATGCTCATAATGCATTGAAAACACAAATAATAAAGTATAAAAATGAAAATGATCTATATCATCAAAAATATACTTCTTTAGGTACTTTAACTATTTTTCAGTCTGGAGAATCTATGCGATTTACACCAAAAATATAAGTTTGTAAAATTAATTTATAATTTATAAATTAATTTTATATTATAAATAATAAAATGGCTGCAAATAATTTTATCCGTTCGCCACAACGAACAAATGATAAATATGTCTTTGATATAAAAAACGTAAACAGAGGACTTCCAACAAATTGGGAAGTTCGTATAAGTAACAATGTTGAGAAAAATAGACCATACTATGTTAATGTTGAAACAGGAAAAACCCAATGGGATTTTCCAACAACACTACAATATCCATCATCCCAAATTTCTCAACCAAGTGTCAGACAACTTACACCGGATGAAATAATAGTTAGAAGATTGCTTAAAAAAATTATTATAAACGATGACGAACGAAAAAACATTATTAATACATATTTAGTATATAAAAAAAGAGGAGAAACTAATCTTAGTGCTTTTGCTTATAGTTTAGAAGGAAGTTCTTTAAATATGGATGAAAAAGAAGATATTCTTGTACAATTTATGTCATCTGATAAGTCACAATCACAATCTCAAACTCTACCTCGACAGTTACTGCAATCTAGACCTCAACCGTTACCTCAACCGTTACCTCAACCGTTACCTCAACCGTTACCTCAACCGTTACCTCAAAAGAACACCCCCCGATTTCCAAAATCAAATGAACCAGTAACTAGGGCACCAGGATTTATACCTACTGGTGACAAGAGAATAGAACAATTTTTCTCTTTGACATATAAGGTACAAAATCAACTTCTACAAATAGAAAAATGGGCTAGTCTTTGGAAGCCTGCTATAATGTATTTGCCTGTACTACTTCAAATTTTTGATGAATTTTATAATTTAGTACTATTAAATCTTAAAGAGAGAGCTCTTGAAGAGTTACAAGTTGAACGTTTAAGACAAATAATAGGAAATACTACTTCTTTGTCTTATACCGAAAAGAAGACCTTTATGAGGCTTTTTGCAAGCACTTTAAATGATGATACTATTTACAACTACTGTAGAAATGACGTTGCTAAAAATATGTATGGTTAATAATATTTTTTTTAATTTTAAATATATTGACTATAATTTTTACAAAAATAATGTAAGAAGTTTATACTTGTGATGAGATTCTATATGATAAAGAATAATACATATTTAAAATATATAAAAATATTTAAAATATTGTATATATATAAAATGTTTTCACATCAATATAATTATGCACCTTCAGCAGATATGTTATCTGATGATATTAGAGATGAGATACAGCATACTTTTCCTAGCTTGCATCAAGACGTTATCAATAATGCAGTTGATTTTGGTAGACAACAGTATGTAGATTATACCGACACAGGTTCCGATCAAGAAGCAAAAGATTTCTTTTTAAACGCAGTGATGAATTATATACTTAACCATCTTAAACAACAACAATACGCCATAATATCAGCATTAATGCTTTTACGAGAGCGTAGTATAGGAACTCCTCTTAGATCTGATACAGCCCAAGACTTTTATTCTGGAATTATGTCATTACAAAGTCGACCAGCAGAGATGATAGCTGACAAAATCGCTGACAAAATCGCTGACAAAATCCCTGACACATTCACTGGACGTCGTCCTCCGAGATTTCCAAAACAGTATAATGTAGTAAGCGGTTATCCAAACTTTCTGAGGAGAGATTCTGTAAGAATAAATCGCTTTTCGACTTTAAGAAATAAGTTAAAACAACAACTTAAAGCAGCAGAGATATTCGCTCATGCTTGGACTCCTTATGATCGTGATATACTGATTCAGATTTTTGACGAAGTTTATAATTTACAATTAGCAGGCTTACATTCTATTCAGCTTGAGCGGTCAATAATTGATGCTGTATATTTGATATTAACAAATACTAATAATTTGTCTTCTAAAGAAAAGGCAGATTTTATGCTTCATTTTTCAAGCACTATAAATAATGAAGAGAATATCATCTACTGTAAAAATAAACGTAAAGAATTTTGATAAGAATAACCGCTTTTTAATTATATTCTAACCTAGTATTCTTAATAAATATATTTCTTGAGCCTGTTGTATCTTTATTTATCACACATCACAACTATAAATCTCAAGTTTTGTTTCCACATCTACAACACGTACAAGAAGTATAAACTATCATCAATTATAATGAGTTTCTTATTATACATAGATTTGTTTTTCTTGAAAATTTGCATTATTTCTTGTATTTTTTACCTTTAGAAATGACGTTTCTAAAAATATTTATTAATTCAACCTTTTTTTAATTTTAAATATATTGATTATATTTAAAATTATGTCACGAATAAGAAATTTCAGGAGTTCTCCAACACGTGCAAGAAACCCAACTGAATTTTCAGACACCCGAACACCTCCACAACCATGGGTTGTTCGTTTTAGCGAAAGAGCTAACCCTGGTATACCATATTATTTTAATACAATAACATTTAAAAGCCAATGGGAATTTCCAGAAGATGATTATATTGAACTTTCTCAATATACACATCCACCTCCACCGCCACCTCCACCGGCACTTTCGATACGTCAATTATCTATGCCTAATCAACCACCTAATCCATTATTAAGTCAACCACCTAATCCATTATTAAGTCAACCATCAGCACATATTTCCGAACTTTGTGATGGGGGATTATGCCAACCACCACCACCACTTAGTATGGAGAAAGTGATAGAAAGATTGAGATCTGAACCCCCTGGAGCAATATTACGTGAAATTAGAGGAAGATTCTTTAGCTTTAGTAATAATGAAATTAATAACGTGATTAGAATTACAAGATTCTTATTATATTTAGAGGCATTTGAAAAAACGAAACATATTATGGAACAAAAATTTCCTAACTTGGATCAATACATTATTGACGATGCGTTTAAAGATGCTGTATTTGCATTTACAAATAAACCTATTGTTTCTCAAGAAGATGCAAATGCAGAGTTTTTCAAGGTAATGATGAATAGTATAAATGAACGTAAGATACAACCTGGACCATTAACAAATTTAATGCTTTTACGAGAACGTAGTTATAAAACTGAACATCCTCTTACATCTAGTAAAGCCCAAGACTTTACTTCCGCTTTTATGAAATTACCAAGTCGACCATTAGAGATGATAGCTGAAAAATTAGCTGAACAACAAGCTAATAAATTTAATCATAACGACCTCCGATTCCCAGGTCTCTCCAAAGTCGAGCTCGCCAAAAAAGTTGGTGATAGAATTCCGGTATATATTAGTCTTACCAATGACCCAAACATACTGAACAAATATTTTTATTTGAACGATAAGTTAAGAGAACAACTTATATATATAGAACGACTTCTAAGTACAGAACCCTTCACTTCTGATTATCCCTATCCTGGTCATTTTGAATTGAGTTTTAATGAAAGACAGAATGTACAACTTCAAATTTTTGAAGAATTTTATACGTTAACAAAATTAAACTTAAATGCGAATAAACTTGAGAGATTAATAATTGAATCAGTAATTCCAATAATAAGAAACAGTTCTATGTCTCGTGAACAAATGAGACACTTTATGCTTAATTTTGCAGACACTATAAATAATCCAGATAATTATAAATACTGTCAAAAAGTTGCGGAAGAATTTAAATAAATATAGATTTTTTACAATAAGTGTTAGAACATACGTGCCTGCAAAATATCGTCATTTCACTTGTTAATTCATCTTGTATATATATATAAAATGTATTCAATTCAACATAGTTATGCACTATCAGTAGATATGTTATTAAAGATATGATATAACAAAAATTTCCTAGATTGGATTAAGGCATTATTGATGATGACAGTATACATGTGTTCCCGAAGTAGCTTCCGATACATAGAGCATTTGTTTTCTTTAAAACAAGAAAATTTGCATTATTATCTTCTAATTTTTACCTTTAGAAATGACGTTTCTAAAAATATTTATTAATTCAACCTTTTTTTATTAATTTTAAATATATTAATTATATTTAAAATTATGTCACGAATAAGAAATTTCAGGAGTTCTCCAACACGTGCAAGAAACCCAACTGAATTTTCAGACATCCGAAGACCTCCACAACCATGGGTTGTTCGTTATAGCGAAAGAGCTAGCCCTGGTATACCATATTATTTTAATACAAGAACATTTAAAAGCCAATGGGCATTTCCAGAAGATGATCCGCGTCGTACGCCAAAGAGTCCACCTTTCGCATGGAGTCCAGGTGTGGTCCAGGTCCAGGACGATGAGTTTGTAGTCAATGGAATCGTCACCGACATTCCCGTTCAAAAGGTCGTTCTGTTCGGCGAGTCCAACCATGCGACCAATCGACCATTGACGAACCGTTTAAAAGCGATGTTTTTGCGACGGGGGGCTCATATAATGGGCGAAGGAATCACGCCAGACGAACATCAGACTGATCTGGATACGGAGAAGGATGGGTTTCGCACTGACCTGCTGATCGCATCCTTGAGTTCCAAAATGGTCCCGGTCGATCCAGATCGACGTGAAACGAAACTGAACAACTTGCTGTTTGCAATCCTGAAGAATGACCTAAGTCCTTCCATTCTCGAACCTGCCGTGATGACAGCGTGGGATGATCTACGCTCGAACCGATGCACCATGCGGGATGTTTTCTCCCGATCTGACATCCGCACCTTCGTTCAAAACTGGGGGGACAACTTCCAATCCATCTACGACCATTACTTTCCTAGAGCGACGGAGGTCTACTACGACGATATGTGCAGGTTGTTATCCTTGACGGGGGCGGACGCACGTGAGGTAAATATTCAGGGTAGTCTACACTCGAGATTCGGCAAGTCGTATGAAAACATCACGCAACTTGCACGAGAGGCTGGAATGATACGAAACATCGACGAGTGCATCAAGCGATTAGAAGATAACGACCATGGCAACGAGGCGAAGATCGTTGTATTCACCGGTTTGAAGCACTTGGACGTATTGCATGCCGCATGTTTGCAAAAATATGACACCCAGTGTTATACAATCACCCGAAACAACGAGATACTAGAGCGAGAGACGATCAGAGAGAGAGAAAGAGAAGAGAGAGAAAGAGAAATTGCAAGAGAAAGTTTAGCAAGAGAAGCAGAAAGAGAGAGACGAGAAAGAGAAGAGATAGAAAGAGAAGCAGAAAGAGAGAGACGAGAAAGAGAAGAGATAGAAAGAGAAGCAGAAAGAGAGAGACGAGAAAGAGAAGAGATAGAAAGAGAAGAGATAGAAAGAGAGAGTGACAGTGATGTTAAAAAGAAACGCTGGGCCGTTAGCCGGGCAAGACGATTGCGAAACGAGTGGGAGCATCTGAACAAGAATCTTCGAAAAACCTACGTCTTACTAAAATCCACGAAGCCAGCCTTGACAGACGCACAGCATGCGTCGATTCGCATGCTTTCATTTCCAGTTTACGATGAACAAACCATGAACACGAGCGATGTCACCGTAGTGTTCAGCCTGGACGTCACCATAAGAGGCAAGCCCACTGAGTTGACTGTAACGGTCATTTTCCCGCTGCTATATCCATTTGTCAATTGGGATGTTTCAGTCAGTCGCGTGGAGCACCCAGCAGTGTACAAAGACTGGACGTTGTATCGCATTCGATTGTATGGTGAAGCGGGCAAATATCTACCGACATCCCGAAGCAACAACCGTTACAAATGGTATTCCGCCTACGACCTGGCCTACTTGATTCGTGCTATCTTTGCGAGACTAGACGATCCAGAGTCAAGGGCGCATGACAAGTAGCAACCCGCACTTCATTTCTTGTGACAGGGGTGATGCTCAGCGGGCGCGATTGGAAACCGATTTAGCAGCAACCGCCCTTGCTGTAACATTGTCTGGACCACATTCTGGTGCATCGTGAACCGTAACACCCTTCTAACATGGCCAGGTTCAGATGCGAATCTCTGCATGAGAGGTCAATAATTGAATCATTAATTCCAATAATAAGAAACAGTTCTATGTCTCGTGAACAAATGAGACACTTTATGCTTAATTTTGCAGACACTATAAATAATCCAGATAATTATAAATACTGTAACAAACTTGCGGAAGAATTTAAATAAATCTATTTATTATTTTTAATTAAAATTTTATATATATATATAAAATGTATTCAACTCAACATAGTTATGCACCATCAGCAGATACGTTATATGTTGATATTAAAGATATCATAGAGCAAAAATTTCCTATATTGGATCAAGACATTATTGATGATGCAGTTGCTTATGGTGCACAAAAATATACAGCAGATATATTATCAGATGATTCCGAAGTAGGCTCCGATTATGAAGCAGAAACTTTTTTTTTTAACTCAGTGATGGAACGTATACATGAACGTATTAGAAGTAGATACGACACATTAATTGAATTGATGCTTGCACAGCAACGTCATTATACACGGTCACCTCTTACATCTAATATAGCCCAAGACCTTACTTCTGGATTTATATCATTACCAAGTCGACCAATAGAGATGATTGCTGAAAAAATAGCTGAAATCGCGGAAGAAAATCGTAATAAACTTACACCTCAACGCCTCCAATTTCCAATATTGAAAACTCCAATTCAACTAAGCGATGTTCCAACTTTTTTATCTCACAATAACGATAGAATAAACAAATTTTGGTCTTTAGGCTATAAGTTAAAAAAACAAATTATAGCTATAGAAAGATCAATTATGTTTATGAGTGACGGGAAATGGAGTTGGGATTGGAGACCAGATGTAAAAATTAAAATATTTGATGAAATTTATAGGTTAGCACAATTAAACTTAAATGCTAATGTTCTTGAAAGGTTAATACTCGACTCTGTAATGCGAATACTAGACGAAAGTTCTGTGTCTGAATACGAAAGGATTAATTTTATACACTTTTTTGAAAACACTATAAATAACCAAGAGAATATAAGATATTGTCGAATATACCAGGAAGATCGTCGAAAGAGATATTACTAATTGAGTATGTAATTATATCAAGACAAAAAACTATTTTTATAATTGAGTCTTTTTTTCACAAATTATAAAATGTATTCAACTTAAAATACTTATGCATCATCAGCAAATTTTAGATTATGTAAAATTTTTTTCGGTAATATAACTCATAATTATCGAGAGAAAAACTATTTTAAATTATAAAATATTGTAGAGATATAAAATGTTTTATAAAACTCAAAATAGTTATGCACCCACAGCACAGACTTTAGTTAGTGACGTTAAATATATTATAGAACAACAATTTCCTATATTGGATCAAGACATTATCAATGATGCAATTAATTATAGCGTAAATGAATATAATATATATATAGTAAATAATATATCTGTTTCTGATCAAGATGCGAAAGCTTTTTTTTTCAATTCAGTAATGGAACGTATACTTGAACATAAAAGAAGTGAATACGAGGCACTAATAGCATTTATGCTTGCACGAGAGCGTCATCCACGAACTCCTCTTAGATCTAATATAGCCCAAGACCTTACTTCTGGATTTATATCATTACCAAGTCGACCAATAGAGATGATTGCTGAAAAAATAGCTGAAATCGCTGCAGAAAATCATAATAAACTTACACCTAAACGCCTACGATTTCCACCATCTAATGATACTACTCAACGACGAGAAAAAATTCCAACTTTTATACGTGGCAATAGAATACACCAATTTCAGTCTTTGAATAATACATTACGAAAACAACTTATAAAAATAGACTATTTCATTAATTATTGGGGGAGACCAGATTTAACAATTCAAATGTTTGATGAAATTTATAGGTTAGCACAACAAAACTTAAATGCTATTGTTCTTGAGAGGGAAATAATTTTATCTATAAATAAAATACTAGAAAACAGTGATATTCCTCATAGAGAGAAGATAGGTTTTATGCATATTTTGGGTTCAACTATAAATAATGAACGTAATAGGGAAATCTTATACGATATTGTCGAATATACCATGAAAATCGTCAAATGATCCGGAAAGGATACTAATTGAGTCTGTAATTATATTAAGACAAAAAACTATTTTTTTGAGTTCTTCTCAAAATTATAAAATTCTTGTAGATATATAAAATGTATCGGGCTCAAAATGGTTATCGTCTGGTAACAGTAGATACGTTATATGCTGATATTAAAGATATGATAGAACAAAAATTTCCTAGATTGGATCAAGACATTATTGATGATGCACTTGCTTATGCTAGACATCAGTATACAGATGTTCCCCTAGCATATACCGATCAACAAGCAGAAAATTTTTTTTTAAGCTCAGTGATGGAACGTATACATGAACGTATTAGAAGTAGATACGACACATTAATTGAATTGATGCTTGCACAGCAACGTCATTATACACGGTCACCTCTTAGATCTGATATAACCCACGACCTTACTTCTGGATTTATATCATTACCAAGTCGACCAATAGAGATGATTGCTGAAAAAATAGCTGAAATAGCGGAAGAAAATCGTAATAAACTTACACCTCAACGCCTCCAATTTCCAATATTGAAAACTCCAATTCAACTAAGCGATGTTCCAACTTTTTTATCTCACAATAACGATAGAATAAACAAATTTTGGTCTTTAGGCTATAAGTTAAAAAGACAAATTATAGCTATAGAACAATTAACTCAAGATGATAGTTGGACTTGGGATGTGTTTTCGACTACTTGGATTCCTTGGAGACCAGATGTAAAAATTAAAATATTTGATGAAATTTATAGCTTAGCACAATTAAACTTAAATGCTAATGTTCTTGAAAGGTTAATACTCGACTCTGTAATGCACATACTAGACGAAAGTTCTGTGTCTGAAAAACAAAGGATCAATTTTATACAATCTTTTGAAAACACTATAAATAACCAAGAGAATAGAAGATATTGTCGAATATACCGGGAAAATTGTCAAATGATCCGGAAAGGATACTAATTGAGTCTGTAATTATATTAAGACAAAAAATTATTTTTTAGAGTTCTTCTCAAAATTATAAAATTCTTGTAGATATATAAAATGTATCGGGCTCAAAATGGTTATCGTCTGGTAACAGTAGATACGTTATATGCTGATATTAAAGATATGATAGAACAAAAATTTCCTAGATTGGATCAAGACATTATTGATGATGCACTTGCTTATGCTAGACATCAGTATACAGATGTTCCCCTAGCATATACCGATAACCAAGCAGAAAATTTTTTTTTAAGCTCAGTGATGGAACGTATACATCAATGTATAGATGAACGTATTAAAAGTGAATACAACACACTAATAGAATTAATGCTTGTAAGAGAGCGTCATCCACGAACTCCTCTTAGATCTGATATAGCCCAAGACCTCACTTCTGGTTTTATATCATTACCAAGTCGACCAATAGAGATGATTGCTGAAAAAATACTTGAAATCGCGGAAGAAAATCGTAATAAACTTATACCTCAACACCTCCAATTTCCTATAGTGAGATATCCCACTCCAACTCCAGGTTTTTTGTATCACGATAATATGGGAGTTAAAACAAAACAATTTTGGTCTTTGAACTATAAGTTACGAAAACAAATTCTGTATATGGAAAAAATAAATGATTATGCGAGGTGGGGAAGTACAATAATGAAAATGTTTGATGAAATTTATAGGTTAGCACAATTAAACTTGAATGCTAATGTTCTTGAAAGGTTAATACTTGACTCTGTAATGCGAATACTAGACGAAAATTCTGTGCCTGAACACGAAAGGATCAATTTTATACAATCTTTTGAAAACACTATAAATAACCAAGAGAATATAAGATATTGTCGAATATACCAGGAAGATCGTCGAAAGAGATATTACTAATTGAGTATGTAATTATATCAAGATAAAAACTAATATTTATTATTTCAGTTTCGTTAAAAAATAATTTATTTTCTTAAAATAAATGATTGGGAATTTGTGTTATCACTTAAATAAAACGTATGATACAAATTTACTTGATATATATGACAACAATATACAGAAAGAATTCTTAAATGTTTCTCTTAACAATAGAGATAACATAACTAATAAGGGGAAAAAAGTTCTTATGAAACTTATATGTAATCATTATGATGAAAGTGTAAACAAACCAACTGCTACATTTATAGGAGGACCTAAAACCCTTAGTATTCATTGGCATCCGGTTTATAAAAAATTGATATATATATTTGGTGAATGGCATTCTAACAGTATAGATTGTGACAAGTTTGAAAAAGATGCTAATGCTACTACTAGTCTAATCGAAGATTATTTATATGATTTAATGATATCAACTGATGTTTTTCTAGATATTTTTTTTGAATTTAAGTCATATAAAGGAGGTGAGTATCCTTTTGTTCCATACCCTCCTAGTCGTCAAAGTGAATTATTTAAGAAATTTAGAAAATGTTTGCAATATAATACCCGCTCAGACGAAACTTGTAAGTTGGCAAGAGTTCATTATTTTGATATTCGAGATAATGATGTTAACGAAAGTAATATAGAAGAAAATAAAATTAACATACTTTGGTTTATATTCAAATTAGAATATATTCTTAGAGCAACCAAAGAAGAAAAAGATTGTGTTTTTTATGTTAAAAGAGTGTTACAAAAATATCCAAAAATAACTGATTTATTGAAAGAATTAATTCAAGATGATATAAAAATTGTGTCTGCGTTTATGAAAAAACAGTTAGAAGAAAATCCATACATAAAAAAAGAGTTTGATAAAATCGCACATAATCAATTAAAAACATCAATTTTGACATTTTATGCTGATTTGCTTTCTAAAGAGACTATAAGAATTCTTTCTTATATTAAAGAAGATATATTAATTATACTAAATCATGAGAAAGAATCTGATGATATACTTTTTAATTCAATATATCGTATAGAACTTTTGTTTGGAAGTGCAATGGTTTATTTTTCAGATGTTTACTTGATAGGACGTATGTTCAAAGATTTTGATATGTCAGAGATGGAAGAAAAGGCATACGCTGGTTCAACTGATCAACCTATTAATGCTCATAACATAATTATATATTGCGGTAATGAACATGCTAACAGTTACAGAGACTTTTTATCGACAATTGGTTTTAACGATATTGAGCATACTGGTGATTTAAAAGAGGATATATCAAATCAAAATCCAAATACACCTAAAAATTGTTTAGATATGAGAAAAATACAACAGCCATTTTTTACATATAAATTTGTATGAATATAGTAGAGATTACTATCAAACAGTTGTAATTACATGATAGGAAAGATTTACAAAAATAATTTTTTCTATCATGTAAATAAATGTATAGATATAAAAACTCAAATGGTTATGCACCATCAGCAGATACGTTATATGTTGATATTAAAGATATGATAGAACAAAAATTTCCTAGATTGGATCAAGACATTATTGATGACGCAGTTGCTTATGGTGCACAAAAATATACAGAATATCTATTAACAGAGGATTCCGAAGTAGCTTCCGATCGAGAAGCAGAAAATTTTTTTTTAGACTCGGTGATGGAACGTATAAATGAACGTATTACAAGTGGGTACGACACACTAATCGCATTGATGCTTGCACAGCAACGTCATTATACACGGTCACCTCTTACAACTAATATAGCCCAAGACCTTACTTCTGGTTTTATATCATTACCAAGTCGACCAATAGAGATGATTTCTGAAAAAATAGATGAAATCACTGCAGAAAATCGTAAAAAACTTACACCTCAATATAACAATTTTCCAATAGTGAAATATACAATAGAGGTTCCAGCTTTTTTATCTTCCGATAGCGATAGAATAAACCAATTTTGGTCTTTAGGAGATAAGTTAAAAAGACAAATTATGGTTATACAAAAATTAACTCAAGGTATTAGTTGGAATTGGAGTGTGAATTGGAGGCCAGATGTAAAAATTAAAATGTTTGATGAAATTTATAGGTTAGCACAATTAAAATTAAATGCGAATGTTCTTGAAACGTTAATACTTGACTCTGTAATGCGAATACTAGACGAAAATTCTGTGCCTGAACACGAAAGGATGAATTTTATACATTCTTTTGAAAACACTATAAATAACCAAGAGAATATAAGAACCTGTCGAATATACCAGGAAAATATTCAAAGGAACTCGAGAGGTTACTAATTGAGTTTTTCTCAAAATTATAAAAATCTTATAGATATAAAATGAAAATATTTATGCACTCACAGCAGAGACGTTATCTATTGACATATATCCATAGAACAAAAATTTCCTAGATTGGATCAAGACAATATCTATTATGAGATTGAAGCTGGTAAAAATGAGTATATAGTATATATCAACGCATAAAGAAGTAGAATATTTTTTTAAACTCAGTGATGTAACGTATAAGTGAACGTAAGACTCTTCATATTATATTCAATATGAAGATTATAAAAACAATGTAATTGTGGAATCCTATAACAATTCCACACAGATTATTTACACAATCATCAAAAGTGCTAAACATTCTAAATAACTTGTTTTAGTTAACTAATAAATTAAAATAAATAGAAACAAATTGAATTTTTTTTAGTAATGTAATAATTCATATTTTATTTTGAATTATTACATTATTACACACCAAGAAGTGTTTTCTGTTTTAGAAGGTACAAAAAAATCATCATCTAAATCTTGTTTTACGCCAAGATAATGACCATAAATTGTTTTAAAATCAAAATCTTGAATAGATTTTAGTTCATTATATGTAAAGGCTTTGCACGCAGCAACAGATAAAGGATGTAAAGGATAAATTTGTTCTAAATTATCTGGTTTCTTTACTGCCCAGCCAAAATCAATTAAAACTAAATTTCCATATTTATCATTCATGCGATTACAAGTACTTATATCTAAATGCAACCATCCATATTCAGCTATTTTTTTTAAAGCATTATCCATTTCATCTGCACGCATTCCGTAAGAATCTTTTAATTTTTCTATTACAATATATCCATCTCCTTTATAAGTCCAATTAGCATATAATTTAGGAACAACGCCAACACCTCCTTCATTCAAATACTTTTGTAAATCTGTTAAAGCTAACACTTCAGATAAAAAAATATCATCGGCTTTTTGTATTTTAACAACGTAATCATAATCTTTCTTTGTATTTATATAAACATTTCCTGCTGCACCCTCTCCAACTTGTTCCCAGTCATCATACGTTTTATTTCGATCAATTTTTTTGGCTAAATGTATAAATTCATTGCATTCGTCAGAGATTTCTGATGCTACAAATGTAATTATAGGTAATTTTTTTTTAAAACGGTTTTTTTTCAGACCGTTTTTGCTCAACATTTATATTAAAACCATATTTTTATAATTAATTTTTAAATTATATATTCATAAATGGAAGATGATAAACCTAAATGTAATTTAAAATGGATTTGCAATACTCTCTTAAAAACCTATAACACATCTATTTTAGATATATCAGACGAAATGTTTAAAGAAGCATGCGTTAAAGAAGCAAAACAATGTGCAGAAGACAATAAAGATACAAAAAAGTTAGATAGAAAAGTTTTATCTCAACTTATTCTTAATCATTCTAATGAGAGTGAACCATCAGTGCCGGCAAACAAAAAAAAACCAGTTACTGACTATATAGGTGGACCACGGATTCTAAGAATGCTTTGGAGTAAAAGATACAAAAAAATAATATATATATTTGGTGAGCGTCATAACGAAATTACTAACTGTGAGTCTTCGTTTGGAAAAGGAATAAATCATATGTTAATAGAAGACTATCTTGAACAATTGTTTAAAAATACAGATGTTTTTATAGATTTTTACCTTGAAACTGGAAGAACTTATGAGGATTCTTATGGTGAACAAAGAATTGCTGTAATGGCCAAACGTTTTAAAGATTGCTTTCACAATCCTAAAAAAATTGAAACAATGAACAATTGTGCACTAGGTAGGATGCATTATTTTGATATAAGAAGTATGCATTATCTTGATATAAGTCCAGAAGATGGTTTAAAATCTAATCCTATGTCTTATGTTAATCATCCACTGAATATATTAAATAGAGTGTTATCAAATTTACATAGTCAAGATATTTTTGATATACAAGAAATCTTTCAAAAATATTTTTTGAAATATGAGAAAGATATTATGCCAATTCTTAAACAATTTTCCGAAATTAACACAGACACAAGTGAAGAGTATGAGAAATTTTGGTATAAAGAAATAGAGGAACATACTTTCCTTGCAAAAAAAGTACTTAAGTCTAACATAAATGACAAAATTAAATCTTTTATTGTAAAAGAAATTATTAACTCTAAGATTGATGACGATATAATTGATATAAAAACATTTATCGAAACAACTAAATCATTTATTACCGCAATAGAGAATTTTAAAGACACAAAAGGTATATATAATTTTGGTAATGCTAAAGAAGATGATTTTGAAACAATAAAACATCAAATTACTCTTATTTTATTAAGAACAAATATTTTGAATTCTTGTATTGCAGATTATTACCTTTTGTCACGTATATTTAAAAATTTTAATCTTAAAGAAGACTCAAAAAGTCCACGTATGACAGATGAGCCTGTAGAACCGCATAATATAATCATATATGCAGGTGAGTTTCACGCAAAAAGAGCAAGAAAGTTTTTGAAGAAACGTGGATTTAAAGATATTGATAGTTCTGAACTATCAAATTTACCATCTAACTGTGTTAATATTAAATCTTTTAAACAACCTTTTTTTTCCAATCGTGAAGAAATAAAATGGTACGATGACGATACCGAATACGATTCTAATGATGAATACGAAGATCCTATTGAAAAAAAAATAGAAATCGACATTTCGGATGATGATGATTTGTATGGATAATTTTATAGATAAAGGATTTAATGTGATTTCTTAACTTTTCCGTAAAACTAGAAAAGAGTTTGATTCGTATTAATTAAACGGTATAATCTAGATTTCAAAAAAACAATTTTACATCTAAAATAAACATAACAATAGATAAAATGGTAGATAAATACTTACCTTTTGATCAAGAAGATTATAAGCAAACATTATTTGTATTTTACACAACGCCTAAAAAATATTGGAAATATGATAAATTTCCAGATGGCTGGGAATGGATTGGTAGTGGACATACATGCCCAATTGGATCAAAAGAAATACAACTGTACACTCGAGAAGAACAATTTGATGGTCCCGTAAAATCGAAAGAAGAAATGACAAAATTTTTGAAACAAACGTTTGAAAATTTAAAGGAACAAAATGTTATTGAATCTTATAAAATCAGAGAAACATATGTTTCTAAAGGTGTCTAACTTAATCTAGTTCAGCACTATGTGATACATTTTTATATTTATGTTTTTATAATAAATGAATATATGGATAAAAAAAATTAGTAGTACAACTGGAAAACCATATTACGTAAATATACTGACTCGTGAGTCAGCTTGGAATGTGCCAAAAAATGAATATCGCTTACCATCTATTAATGAATTAGAAGAATATAATTAATCTTTAATAAATTGTTTTTCTATAAAAATTACTTAAAAATTACTTAATATATTTTATATAAATAAATATGTTCAGAACAAATCAGTTATCTCGAGATACAGGAAATATTTATCATCATTTTTCGCAAAAATTTGGATTCCAAATAGCAAAGAAAATTATTACTTTTCTAGCAAGATCTAGAACATACAATATCCAATTAGTTGGACCTAAACTTGATAAAAACAGATGCTTTACAGAAAGGCTTTCAAGAAATATATTTGTTAGAGAAGATAGAGGTTATGTAATAAGAACAGTTGTTTTTCCTACAAGTATTGGAAAAATAGCGTTTAACATTAAAGATTCTAAATATGATATCAGACAAATAGATGATATGCTACATCATCGTGTTTTAATTGATCAATATGCTGCTCGCGAATGGGAAAACACAGACGCTTTTTTTGTTATGTTCTCACTCACAACAAACGGATTTGGTTTAAATGAATGTGCTAGATGGATTCAATGTATTAGAATTGTAGAAAAAGATATACCAATAATATTAGTTGGAGTAAAATCCGACAATGCAGATAATAAAATTCAAACAAAAGACATTGTTGCATTTCAAATGATGTACAACTGTCCATATGTAGAAATTTCTTCTGAAACATTACACTCTCCATTTGTAGAACTACAAGCTCTTCTTAGAACTTCTGCTAGAAATCTTATTACAGAGATCCCAAAAATACCAACTACACCGTTGCTTTAATACAGATTCGCTAGTAATCATTTTATTTATAAAATGATTATGTACACACATTTGCAAAAAAATATATTACAACACTGTAAATGTTATTTATCTACTTAAGTACACATTCCAATACCAGAGGCTTTTGAATTAATTCTATTACATGGTTTCTATCGAAGATTCACATCTGAATGCAAATGCTAAGATTCCAACAGCAATAATTCCTAGAACTATTCCTAAGTGATAGTTGTATTGCATTTTGCGATACATTTCGAGCCAAGCCTTATTCTCTTCAGGACTGTTTAAATGATTCAACATCCAATCCGATTTTGGTGAAAGCGTATAATAAAAATAATTAGTCAAAAAACTAGTGGCAATAACTATACAAACAAGAGATTTAGTCCCTAAACGTTTCCCTTTAATCCTTGTATTGTAAAATATTATTATAATAGAAAGAACTAACCCGATAGCATATCCACACATACTTATTGATAAACGTTCTTTAGCAATCTTATCGTATACAACTTGTAAGTCCGATGGTAAAGACTCCTTGTATTTTTTTACAACTTTGTTGTTTAAAGTTGATATGTTAAAATAAATCATCGCAATTAAGAAAACTGCAGCAATAAAACAACTGATTGTGCAGCACATTTATTATATGTAGAAAAATATTATATTTATAATATTTTTAATCAACAAGCTATTCTTTATTTTTAAGTTGATTTTGTTTACAAAAGTTTTAATTTATTTGCAAGAATAAATGTCATCAGAGTTACCACCTGGATTAGAAATTTATGAATTGATACCTGATAAGTTTGTTCAGGATAAATTATATAAATTAGTTGATAATTTTGATGAAGACACTCCTCTAAAGAGAAAAACAAAACAATATGGTTATGAATATAATTATAAAGCAAGAGAATCACATAAAGAACTTAAAGAACTTAAAAAACTTAAAAAACTAATTTATAATACACCTAATCAACTTTTGTGTATAGCTGACATATTATACACATATAAGTTAATGAGACAAAAAACAAATCAAATCATCATAAATAAATATGAACCAGGTCAAGGTATTACTGCCCATCGTGATCACAAAGGATACTTTATAGGTGATATAGCAACTTTGTCTCTTGGTTCTGCATATGTAATGAGATTTCGTCCACATCCGGATAATACAATAGTAGATAAAAGCATATTTTATGACGTTTTATTACCTGTTGGATCATTAGCAGTTATGACAGGTGATTTAACAACTGAATGGACTCATGAGATCAAAAAAGTAAAATATGATACGATTGATGATAAAAGAATTAAACGTGATACACGAATTTCTATCACATTTCGTACAGTGAGAGATGAATTACAAGAAAACTAAAATGACTATTTCGGGTTTCTTGTTTTTGGCATCTTAAAAATATAATATTTTTAATTCACAAATTTGTATGTTATTCTTGCTTTATATTTTGAATACGTACTGTGTTAATTCGACCATCCTAGTGTAATAGTGTCGATGGAGTTCGGATCTATTTTTTCTAATTCGAGGAAATCTCTGTATCCGACGCGACATTCTTTCATTTTTTCAACTGTCAAATTAACAGTTCCATTTACTAACAAATCACGTAACAATTCTATTTGCATTAAGCACGCCCCTCCAGTTGTCAAAAACATATGTGTTCCGTAATGTCCAGCCGAATGATATACTACTTCTGAATCGTACCACCTTTGAAAAAAAGTAGTAAACAAACGAAGTTTTTTTTCGTTGATTTGCACTTCAGATTTGAAAACTATAAAATTTCTACCTGTTGAGTCTTTTCCTTTCATAACATTCTCTTCGGCTAACTCATCTGGATTGATAAAATCTATATACGAAGTCCATCCTGACCTCTTCCCGATATCCAATTCGGGACAATTTGTTTGAAATATTTGGTCCAATACTACTATCATTTCTTGATCTTTGTTTTCATACATAATTTTGAGTCCTTAGTGTGTAATCTTATTTTTTTAAATAAGATGACTTAATTTGGTGTATACTTCAAAAAATATATTTTAAATTCATCTGGTGTCTCTTACGTTTTCATGTAAATTTAGAGGATTTGGTGCAAATTCCCACGAGTCATGTTGTAATCCACCATTTGGTGGTTGTTGGGTTTAATTTTTTTGAAATCAACATTGTGTAGACAAAAATGATGATTGTAAGTTATAGAATAATAATAACAATATAAATATAATTTATATTTATAATAATATAAATATGTTTCGAACAAATAGAATATCTGAAGATACTGAAGATATTTATTTTATTCTCCTACAAATATTTGGAAATCCTGCAGCAAAAAAAATTATGAATTTTTTATTAAGCAATAGAACATACAATATTCAATTAGTTGGATCAAGTGGTGTCGGCAAATCATCTTTTACTAAAAGACTTTCGAGAAATACATTCACTCCAAACTACAGAGCTGGAGCTGTAGTACAACAATCAATAGCATTTCCTACAAGTGTTGGAAAAATAGTCTTTAATATTAGAGAATGTAGATATACTATTTACGATCCAAATCTAGTTGGATTTGTTAGAGATGAATGGAAAAATACGGACGCTTTTTTTGTGATGGCATCTCACCAAGATAAATTGCCTTATGAACAATGTGAAAAATGGATTCAAACTATTAGGAGAGTTTTACAAAGAGATGATGTACCAATAGTATACGTAGACCTAAAATGTGATAGGAGGGGTAGATATAATTTGCAACCAAATATACTGAACCTTTGTGCTAGATACGGTAATATTCCATATGTACAGGTATCTTCAAAAGATGGTACAAATATTCATGGGCCTTTCTTAGCTCTACAGGACATTCTTAGAACCTCTGATAGAAACATTTTTGCAGATATTCCAAACATTCCAATCACACCTTTGCTTTTACCTCCCCCACCACCACCTCAACCACCTCAACCACCTGATCAAGAATAAGATCCTTAGTTTTCTTGATTTAAAGTTTGAATTTATTGCAAAAATCGAACAATTTAATATAAAATGATAAATGAATTCTAAAAATGTTCAAGTGTATGTCCAGAAATTAAAAAATATGAATCATTTTCTAAGGTGCCATTCATACCACAAATGGTGAAGAACAAATAGCCATACATTGTCATCATCATAATTATCAAGGTACCATTTTCCATATATAAAACGTACTGACTGACGACATAATGGACAAGAAACCTGTAAAGATAATAATTCAATGGTACATTGGGTGCAAGTTACATGTGATGTGTGACAAGGCCATACAAGAACATCTTTTTTTTCTAGACAGATTACACATTGTGTTTTATCATCCGCATATAAGAAAGATGGAGGAATTACGAGACTAGATATTGTTTCTATGTCGTCAAACATAAATTCTCTTAATATCGTAACTCTTGGTCTCCGATTGCATTCTATTATAATCTTACTACTTTTTATAGAATCTGTTAAATGAAAACCTTTAATAAAAGGATTGCCATATCTAAAAAGACCTTTACGACATACAGGTTTAATATTTAAAATTAAATCTGCAAGCTGAGGAACAGGTACATCAACATACCTAAACATTTGTAAATACATGTCATATACCAATTTTTCCCAAAATACGTCAATTATAGGTGTATCTAATTCTGAACTTACTTTGGCGAAGATTTTGGGTAACATTTCGATTACTCTGATTGCTTCGTCTTTTGATTTATTGATATCAATTTCTGGTAAAAGCGGTCGATTGTTTGTATGTTCTATCAGAGTCTGAACCAAATCTAAGCAACGTTGCTTGAGTTTACTTCCGTTTCGTATTCTTTTGCGACATTCCATCGAATATCGGATAAAATAGCCAAACGAGTTGCCAATAACTTGGCTAAGATCTTCATATTGTTTGTTTAGTGATTCCTTCCGCCATTCAGTTGCTCGTTCACTTGCTTTTGTTATAATTTCAGGAGTATTTGGTGCAACAAGTAAATGCCCAGTTCCATAAGACCAAATATGCGGATGATGACATAAAATTATATTAAGGCATCTATCAAACAACATTTCCAGATGATATAGTGTAACACCATACATAACTCTTTTTATACGTCTCTTGGAAATTAGTTCAAAAAAGGCACCTTGAACTTCAGAGTTTATGAATGCCATTTGTTTCTAATTATATTATAAAATTGTTTAAAATCAATTTTAAAGTTTATTTTAGCAAATGAAGTTTGAGAATAGACTCTCTCGTATATTATTTCTCAAAAAATGAACAATATAGAATAATCAGGTTAAAAATATTTTCCTACAAATTCTTAGAAATTTGAAATCATATTTTTGAAAATTATTTTGTATTTAATTTATATAAAAGTGTATTTTATGAGCAATTTGGTTGAACAAAGTATAGTTAGCGATGTAAAGAAAATAATTGAAAGAGGATCTATCGAGGAAATGCAACAATTCTGGTTGTCTATTACAACAGAATATGAATTTAATCAACCAATTGATTTTCCGTGGATTATTCAAAAAATATTTATTCATTCATGCCTTCATGGTAAGAAAGATATTGCAGAATGGTTGAGATCGATATTTGATGAAATGGATGAAATTTCTAAAATTGCATATAAACACACTATTAATTATGGTAATGTTTTACTTCGAAAAAAGTAGCAGTGTATTTTTATTAGTTTATAACAATATAACAACATATAAATGAAATTAAAGATTCAACTTAGTCTCTGTATTGCAGGTTCTGCAGTTCTAACGATTATAACACTTATTTTCACAACTGTTTTTGCAGAAGAGAAAGGTTGGTTTTCATTTGGTCCATCTAGTCATCTATCAATAGCAGGAGTTGTTATAGATACACGAGAGAAATATTCAGTATTGGTATTTGCTATAGTGTTCAATTCGGTTATTGATACTCTAGTTAGCGAATTTGCACAGCCTATACTTGGGTTTAATATATACAATCCTGATAAAAAACTTATTACTGATTTTAAATCGAAGAGAGAATTGCAACTTCTTGCAACTCTTTACTGGTCGTTTAATAATTTGCGAACTATTTTTACAAATTTAGTATCGATTACCCAAGTAGATTTAGCTCTAATTAAATGGGTTGTGTTAGAAATAACAGCTATTTACACAATTAATATACTTTTGTCTAAGAAAAGGTTTGTTGAAGAGATAGAAGAAGAAATAAATATGATATGACAGGATAAGAAATTACTTGAATAAAACATCTTGACGATCTTATTGTTAAATTTATGTCTCCTTTAACACATAGCTTTTTTATCAGACAAACATCTTAGACATTCTTGTATCGGTTTATAGTGAGTTGATTATATGTAATAAAATATATAAATTTTTTTATTACGTAACAATAAATATGAACACTTATATGAAAGTATTAGAAATTATAATTGTTATACTGATTAGTTTAACATTATTACAATTTGTTATAGGGATTGGATTATTGGTATATTATATGTTTATTAAGCAAAATATAAGAGAAAGTATAAGAGAAAGTATAAGAGAAAGTATAAGAGAAAGTATAAGAGAAAATACACTAAAAACACAAAAAAAGAGACATGATTATTTGTTTTCACATTTACCTAATACAATTGAAGTACCCGAAAGATTAGCAGCCTATGATAATTTAGATAAGAATGATGTTGTTTTGGAAATAGGAGGAAATATAGGTGGAGTTTCTGCTGTTATAGCAACATTATTAGAGAATCCTAATAATTTAGTTGTAACTGAACCATGTAAATCAGCAGTTGAAGAACTAATAAAATTAAAAACTACAATAGGAAAAGATTTTAATATATTTAATGGAATATTAATAGGCAAAGATCAAAGAATAAACTGTACTCAACCTGATAATGGTGGATATAGTGAATGTAAAGAAGTAAGTAATAGTGAAACATTAACCACTCTTAATAAAACATTCTATGAGATACAGGATATGTATAATTTAATTTTTGATACATTAGTTATAGATTGTGAAGGTTGTTATGAAAGTATTTTTAAAGATGCTATAGATTTTGGGTGGTTAAATCAAATACATAAAATTATTATAGAATGGGATGGAGAATTTATGGAAAAACTATTGATTGATAATGGATTTAAATTAATTGATTACAAAGAACATTCACATATACTGAATGGTGTAAAAACTTACGTAAAAGAAGACTAATTTAAAAAAATAATCATATAAATTACTTTTTAATAATCACCTCTTCGCATCTTGCTCAAAACACCTTCGCTCACAGTAATTTGGTGTTTTGACTCTAAGTATGCTCTTATAGCCTTAAGACTTGAAGTCTTAAACTTGGCAATAATGGAGTAGATTATTTCTAAATCTTCATCAGACCATTTAGCCTTTTTATTCTTTTTTGAATCACTTGATTTAGAACTAACCTCGCTAACGCTATCATCGTTACTTCGTACCGAACCTTCTGAAGTTTGTATAACCGAACCAATTTCAATAGTATTGTTATGAATATTATCGTGACACTTTTGGCAAACAACGATTAAATTTCTCATATTATTCATATGCGTTCCATTTTCTAAAATACCCTTAATTGCTGAATTCCTTTCTTTGATATGATGAACTTCTAATTCTTTAGTAATTTGTAACCCACAATTTTCACACTCTTTACGAATAATGCTAGTATTCCATGAAGAGTTTTTTGCATTTGTAACATCCGTTGAACCATCAATTGCGTGCCTGTTTTTTAAAGCTTGTTCAATAAAAGCAAACGGGAGGTCCATCGCTCTCGCAACCTCTAGACCGTACAAACTTGATCCTGAACCCTTTCTTAAACTTCGATCGTATTTTAATACTTTGCTAATTGGATCATAGTCAACATGAAGATGCCATACGTCAACACATAGAGATTTTACATCAATTACATTTGGAATATCGTGCAAATGAGTCGCAAAAATGAATTTTGCATTTTTTTCAGATAAATATTGAATACCCGCAGATACTAATGCTTGTGCAGATGTTGATTCAGTTCCAGAACATAATTCATCACCCAAAACTAATGTATTTTGGTTTCCGTTAACCAAAATGTCTCTTAGCTCAGACATTTCTACTGCAAATGATGATAGGCCAGAGAATAAATTATCTTGGTTCAAAATTCTTGTATAAATAGACTTGAAAGGTCTTAATATCATTTCTGTTGCCGGAACAAAACAACCTGCTTGTGCAAGAAGAATGGCAATACCAGTTGCTTTCATTAGTGTTGATTTTCCACTTGCATTCATGCCATAAACTAGCCAACCTTTGATACCGTTCATACCAAGTGAAACATCATGTGTTACATATGAAACACGAGAAGCGGTAGCTTCAACTAACGGATGACGAATGTTCTGAATCGTAAAACCAGATCCTGATTCTTCCGTTACATCTTCAATATTTGGGCAAGAAAACCCTAGCTTATTTGAAACTCGTACAATACATTGCGTACAGTCAATATGTTGAACCCATTCTTCCATTAAAACCCAAATCTTTTCACCAGCTTCTGATATATTATGACATGCTTCTATTAAATATTTGTGTATTAATGATTTTAGATCATCTCGTAGTTTAACCAGTTGTTGATTTAGATTTTGTAGTAGTTTGCAATCAAACCAACCTCCAGATTTCAATTCGGTTACTTTAGAACCATCTGGTAGCTTTTTACTATTTTTCTTTAGTTTTTGTAACGTAGCAGATGAACATTTGATTCCAAATGGTTCTTTTTCTCTTGATTCTAAACGAAGAGCATCTTCATTTACTTCTGCATTTTCTGCAACTTCCTTAATAAGCAATTGAAAATTATTCAGAACCGTTTGTATTTTATTCTCAACTGCACCTATTTCAGTATATTTATCTGTGTTAAAAGCGGTTATATCGTTTGAATCTTGTAATGCCTTTTCTTCAGAGAAATTTTCTTTAAACGATGTGATATAGGTAGTCCATTGTTCAAATGTAAATGGTTGTTTTAATATTGTGTCTGGTGTAATATGAAGAATAATATTTTCGATTGAGTTATATGTCTGAAACAATCCAGCTATTTCTTGTCGTGTTATTAATCCGCATAGTAATTTTCTATGAAGTCTTGGAAGATCATACATAAATCGAAGCTGTCTATCTAATTTTTTTTGTGTATTTTCTGGCCATTCCATCAATTCTTTCACCTCGTTGAGCCTTGCACGAATTTCATTTGCTTGAGAATAAGGTGATAAAAGACGAAGTTTGATAGCTCTTTTTCCCATAGGAGTTATGGCTGCGTTAAATAAGCCAATTACACATTCATTTTGATTGTTTGCAGTCATTTGCAATTGTGTTAGTGCATGATTACCGCATATTAATCTTGCATCAGGAATCCAAGGCTCGTTTCTATGAAAGGATTTTAATATACTTGGATAATGTTCTTCAATAAATTGCAGTAAATATAATAGAGCTAACTCCTCATAATCTGAACGTAGCCCCAAAAACACCTTTTCTGGTAAGAGAGATTTTATTGAATATATTTTTCTTAAATACTCCGAACGAACCAAATCAATTGAGAAATTATCAATGTGATTTTTATCTAGATTACGAATATGAATTGGAGTATTCTGCAAACCAAATACTCTCTTAAAATAAGATTCTTCGATTGGTATATCAGCTTTCCAATACACCAAGATTTCTTTTGGTTGAAATACACTTATCATTTGAACTAGATCATCTGCTGTCCAAATATCTGGTCTTCCGCTAGCTTTTCCTAAATAAGTATGAGTTGTACCTGTTGACAAATCTAGAATAGCCGCACCAAAATTGGGTGCTTGATTAGCAACTCCTTGAAAATAAAATGTCATAATATAAGGAGTTTCATTACTCTGTATATTTTCAATATGAGTACTAGGTGACAAAATACGTGATACTTTTCGTTCTTTGACCTTTCCTTTTACATCTTTCACTTGGTCTACTATAATTACAGTCCATCCAGATGATGTTAGACGCCCAGCCCATTTGTGTAATGCATAATCTGGAAATCCTGCGAATAAACCATCGTGATTTTTTCCAAAATCTTTTTTCTTACTTGATAATTGTATACCTAGCATATCAGTAATCTCGCGAACATTACATTTTGTTTCGCCTGTTTCAGTGTTAATAATGTCATATAATTCATAAAAGGATCCTACCATCAGAAAGATGGCTGTTTTTGATCCATATTTACGTGTGTAGGTATTATATAATTCAATGTATTCGTCATACATTAGTTGTATAATGAATAGATTATTTAACTTTAAATTCTTATTAAACTCAATAATCGTAATTGTTCTAAGAATGTAAGATAAATATATGCTTCCAATTATGTTTTAAAAATTAAATTTTTAAAACAGACATAATTCATATAGTTTATTTATCAGCTAGTTTATGTTGATTTGAAAGCATGCGAATGAGTTCTACTCTTTTCTTTTGTGAATATCCTGTTATTCCTGTATCTTTGCATAACTTTCTTAAGTTAAGAATATTCATTGTACTATAATAGTTTATTTGTTCTGGTTCTATTTGTTCGTCTTTGATTTTTTGTACTTTATCATAATCAGCAGACAGTATATTATTGAGCTCCTCTTTGTTCTTTCGTGAATATCCTGTTATTTGTCTATCTTTACATAACTGTTTTAACTCTTTAAGGTTCATTTTACTATAATCAAGTATATCATATTTTGGTTCTATTTTTTTTTTTTGTGTTTTATCATAATCAGCAGAAAGTATCAAATTTTTTGACAAGATGGTCTTGTATATAACATGATTCTGACCATATTTAATTGAAACCCAGAATTTTCCGATTTTAAATTTAAAACCCTTAACGTATATTACTTCATTATATTTTGGTACACGCTTTTCAACATTGACAAACTTAATAACCTCGTTTGCTTTGTCTTTTGTGCTAATTACCCTTCTTCTTTTTGCTTCTTCGTAGGCAACAGAAAGTATAGGATTTTGTGAGATAATGGTCTTGTAGAGATAATGACTCTGTCCCTGTAAAATTCTCGTCCAGTACCTTCCTATTTGAAATGGATAACCTCTAACGTATATCACTTCATTTTGTTTTGGTACATGCGTAGTGTTAAAAAGCATTTTTGCTTGATCTTCGAAGCTTAATTTATCTTTTTTATCTTCTTTGATTTTTTGTGTTTTTTCATAATCTGCAGACAGTATCGAGTTTTTTGACAAAATAGTTTGATAGATCTCAAGATACCTACCCTTTCTATTTTTAGTGTTATGCCAAAATTTACCAAATTCTTCTTTTTGCGTTGGTATCCTACCTTTATCATTAACAAACTTCATTAACTCATCAGCTGTCTTTTTCATCATTTCTTCTATTTTATCACATCTACCCATACTATTTACTATTAAATTATATTTGAATGTAAATACATCTTCTATGTTTTCATCTTCTTCAGCATCATTATCTTTCATATCTCCATGTTCTATTGATATATATCCACCAATTTTCTTTTCAGAAATAGTCTGATTGATGCGTTCGTCATATGTAGATAATTGATGAAGAAATGCCTGTATTCTTTCCAAATCACTCTCTTGTGTGAAAGGAAAATAGATAGTTGCAATTGATTTATCTTGATGCAGACGTAATGCTCTTCCAACAACTTGAATGGTAAAGATATCTGAGGTTGATATACGTAAAAAGAAGATAGAACGAATATGAGGTGCATTAAATCCTTCTGTCAAGACACGAATATTTATCAAAAAATGTATTTTTCCAGATTCAAAATCTGCAAATAATTGTTTACGTTTTTTATATGGTGTATGTGCATCAATATATCCAGCACATCCTTTTTGTAATTTATTTAAAATTTGTGTAAATTCTTTACCTTCTTTACAAGATGAAGCATAAATCACACAGTGTGATGCGTGTTCTTTATGAACCAAGTAATGTGCAAGATGATCATTACTTACATTCTCTTGTTCAAATATAGGAAACACAAACTGATAATCGCACAAATATCCTTCATTAATAGCTTGACGAAGTTTGTATTCATAAAAGAGAGAGCCATCTTTAGGTTTATCAAGTGTTGCCGAAATGTAAATGGCTTGTTTACTATCAGATAAAGATTGAATACATTCCATATAAGATAGTTGTTCTTCATCTGTATCATCATCTATTTCAATATCATTATCTATTTGAGTATCCATATATCTTTCTGGTATTTTAATATTATGTGCTTCGTCAATACAGTATCGCTGAAATTTATCTTTGTGTTCATATATATTTGGAAAAGAATCATATACGCAAATAACAATGGTTTCGTCTTTAATTTTTTCCATATTATGATGTTGTCCTGTTCCAATAAGGTAAGGCTTGATACCAAGTTTTACACACTCTTCACCCCATTGTTCCATTAATACAATACGAGGAACTAACACAAGTAATAGTTGCGATATATTATTAATGTGATTGTGTAGAATAATCATAGTTTTACCTCCCCCAGTCGGAATGCATAAATACACATTCTTTTTAGTATCTTTTCCTTTTTCCAAAACTGCAATAGATTCGATTTGGTAAGGACGGAGAATTGTTTCTTCTGGTAATGTATGTGATGTAAATGTTAATTTTTGTATTTTCTTACACTCATCTCTAAATGTAGAGTCCGTTACAGTAATATCTGTAATCATCTTTCTATCAATCCGAAACTGTATCATATCACAAACAGATGATTGTTTTGTACGATATAGAATTTTTTCCGGATTTTCAAATACGTCACAACAACTAAGAAATGTTGAAAAATGTCTCCACGGTATAGATCCTTGATATAATTTCATCTGTGCTACACGATTTCCTTCAATATTCCAAGCATCGATCCCCATATCACGGGGCATACCTTTTTCTTCTCTTAAATCTGGTGGAACGTCTTTCCAAGAAAGAAAGATAGAATTATATTTTTTACTAAGTTCTATACATGCAAACCATTCAAATGATTTATGTAAATGGTCTTTATATGTAGCTGTGTCAATTTTAATAGCCGATAAATCTTCATGAATATATTTTGTATAGCGTCGAATGTGTGCTTCAATGATTTATATCAAAGTTTTTATATTATTATATACAATTTTGTAAAAAAATCATTTTTATAAAAGAAAACACTTCAAATGAAATGAAAAATCATAATTATTAATTGTAATATTTGAATATTACAATTTTGAAATAGAATACACCTTTTTCTAAGTGATGTTTCAGTGTTAATAATGTCATATACAGAGAAATTATGTTTTTTAATTTTTTACACAAATTAAGAAAAGATATAATTTTAGTTGCTCCATAGATTATCGTCAAACAAAGGAATTTTTATAAATTAATTAAATGAGAAGATTTTTACGGTCTTCTCTCTAATTATTTATCGACCTTCAATATAGCGACGGAAATCGTCGTTTGCTTGTCTTTCTGCCTCCTCTCTGAGACGTTCTTCACGACGTGCTGCACGTCGTGCTTCTGCTTGAGCTAGTTGATTGTTCATAGAATTTACAATTCTAGTTGGTCTTCTTAATGCATCTCGAGCTTCTTGCACTACACGAGCTCTACGTAAACTTTCCTCTTCATCTCTTCGTGACGATGAAATTAAAGATGGATCAAATGTCATTGTTGTAGGTCGGTTAATTGCCTCAGCTCTTCGAATACGTTCTCTTTCACGTTCTCTTTCACGTTCTCTTTGACTTTCTTGTTCACGTTCTCTTTGACTTTCTTGTTCACGTTCTCTTTCACGTTCTCTTTCACGCTCTTCTCTAAGTGTAGTTTTATATGTATTGCAATATTGTACAACACGTTCCCATTCTTCTCCTTGTTTGCCTTCATAAAATTCAACAAATTGTTTAGTCAATGTTTGTACAAGAATACTTGGTATAATACTTATGTCAGACAATGGCTTACGTGTGATTGGATCACTATATGCACCAACATATTTAAAAAAATCTTCAATAGCAGATCTCTCATATGTATGTCCATTACCAATAGTAACAGGGTCTAACATTAGTTCGTGTGTTATTGGACATATTAATGACATTGCAGTCTGATAAGCTTTCATATGTTCTTCTTCTATACCACCTCTTCGTGGTATAATAGATCTATATTCTTCTTCTATACCACCTCCCCTCAAATTCCAATAATCACTTTGTTTACTCCGATTTTTCATATTTATATTATAAGATTATTATAAATTAAAAAAATTAACATTTCAGTATAAAATTAATTAAAAAAGGTTAGAAGCAATTCAATATTCATCTCCTTAGATGTGATCCAGATTCTCTTTCAATTTCACGGACAAGTGCCCAAAAAGCAGGATCTCGAGTGTAAGTATCACTTCGTAGTTCTGCTGATCGAGATCGAGATAGTTGACTATCCATATCTCGTTGTCTTATAGGTTGTCTAAATACCTCTCCTCTTCTCTCTCGCTCTATTCGTTCACTCTCTTCTCTTTCTCGTTCTTGCTCTTCTCTTTCTTCTTCTCTTGCAATTTCTTTTTCTCTTATTTGTCTTTCTGTGCGTAATTCTTCTTCTCTTGCAATTTCTTCTTGTCTTATTTGTCTTTCTGCACGTAATTCTTCTTCTCTTTCTATTAATAAAAGTTGTAGACTTCTCATTTCGTTCTCATAATCTTCTATACCACTTTCTAATCTTCTAATATATAATCGGTAGTTCCTTTTTTCTTCTATAAGACGTTCTCTCTCTTGAAGCCCACGTTCCATTTCTTGTATAAGACGGTTTTTCTCTTGAAGCCTGCGTTCCATTTCTTGTATTTTTTGATCTTGCTGCTCTTGTGTTTTTTTACGTTCATCCGCCCTTTTTGCATTTTCTATTTCATGTATACGTCTTCTCTCTTTAATTTTTTCTGATGTTTGTTCTTCTTGATATACACCGCATATTCTTCTGATCTCATCCCAAGTAGATCCTCTATATGGAACATCTTTATATTGATAAAAGAATTTTTCTGTTATTGATCTCATCTGTAAATTTGGAGTCAACACATCTGTTAATGGTTCCTTAGTAACTGGACAAAATAGTATTCCTCTTGGATTTATCTCTCTTTGTCTGGAAAATTCATTCATAATAGAGGTTCTATCAAATGTTTTTCCAGAACTAATAAAAACTGGATCTATCATAAGATGTAATGAAATTGGGCATACCAACTCTTCGGCCATATTATCTGCAATTTGCGCTTCTTTAGGATTTTCATCTGGTATTGGTTCAATTTTTGGTCCACCGCCCCTCAGATTCAAATATCTAGACCTAGACCTATATCTATTATCAAATTCCATTTCATTCATATTTATAATATATAAATATTATAATATATAAATATTATAATATTTATATGAATTTAGATAAATTGCACTTTTTAGGTAAAATAAAAACAACTCAATCACCACTCTTTGAGTTAACGTCTAAATATAACATATTGAGTCTTTTACATCTCAGGTTTAATTCTGCCTATTTGCGACAAAAATTTTTAACTTGTAAGTGTAAAATGTCGTTTTCAAACTAACAACACTTTTATTAAATTGGTATGAAACGCTTAAGAGTACAAATCAACTCTTTCGAGCTTTGTATTTATTATCATTTGTAATAAAATTGAGTTCCATTAGTTAGAGGATTAAAGATTCTACCCTTTCTAGATTTTTTAACTATGTCTTCAAGGCTATTGAATTGAATTATAGTATATTTGGATTTGGATGTTTTTATAATATCATCATAATAATACCAAAAATTTCCATATCTTGCAACAGCAACATAATGACAATCACCCGAGTGTATAACAATAGCATAACATGATAAAGTGTCATCACCAACAGAAATGGTTGGTTCATAAAATACCTCATTTCCACACCATATTTGAGGTTCAGTGACTGTATATGTTCTCTTGGAAGTTTCATTTCCTAATCTAAACAGATTAAATATTAAATAAGGTGCTTTCAAAATTTCCCTAACTGTTATTATTCGTGGATAAACGTTATTACTTGTTTCGACATCAATATCTTTAGTTAGTAAACTTGATAGAAGAATTGTAGGTGTCTGTTCCAAAACTTCGTATTCTACATCAATAAAGCCGGAAGAGTTAAAATTTCGAGTATCAGTTTTAAATAATTCTCCATTTGCTTTTAATGTTTCAAAGTAATCGATAGTATTATGAGTTCCATATATAGTATCCTTTTTTATAACTGGATTTGTTTGAAATAATGATGTCAAATACATAATAAATTCTCCTGAATCAGCTGTTAAATGTTTTTTATATATTGAACCACTTTTACATTTTATAAGAGCTTCACGTAGGTTAGTACATTTTTTTACTATAGGTGCTCCTTCTACTCTTGTTATACTTTCAGAGATAAGTTTTAATTCTTTCTGCACCAATTTTCGGCGTTCTATATCTTTACTAGCATTATCAGAACATTTAATTTCCATAAGTGCCGGATCAATTGTATCAAGATCCATAGTTAACATATTCGTTACAAAATCATTAGGACCTCTATCGCCAGCAAATAAAGCAAATAAAGTACTATCTAAATAACAGCTTAGTCCTGTCCATTCTAATCCTCTGGGTACAATGGATACGCTTGGTACGCTTGGTACGCTTGGTACACTTGGTAAATACCAATGAGACGTATTTGTTTGAGTGTTTACGTAATAATTGTTGTTACAAGACGTACTTGATCTTTTTTCCCATCCTATAGGTAAAGGAATTGATGTTTCTTCCTGTTCACCTGACGATATGTCGTAAAACCATTGTGCAGTACTCGAATCCTTATGTATATAGTAAACCGTATCAGTTCTGCTTTTACTCATATATCCTTTCCAGTTTGGGGGAAGATTAAGTAATTCTTGTGGTATTGACCATTGAGATACACCCTTTTCTCTATTCACGTAATAATACTTTTGATGATGTTTGCTCCATTTTTCTTCCCAGCACTCCTTATTCAAAAACTTTTTCAAGCTAATCATTTATATATAAATAAATATATATAAAAATTACAAGTCTCCAATTTGTAATAATCACTTTTTTGTTTAAAAAAAATCATCTTATACAATAAATGATTAGTGTTTGGAAAGAAAACAGGTCAACAAAATCAGGGAAACCATACTATACAAATATTTTGACAAATGAATCTAAATGGAAGGTTCCTGATAAAAACGGAAGTTTAGAAACATTTCAGGATGAATCTAATATATTCATAATGTATATTCCAAATATATATTTAGAAAAAGAGTCTTATACTCATCGTGATAGTATTTTAAGAGGTGGTGTTGATGGTTATCTTGATCTTGATAATATGACTGTAGAATTATACAACGAACAAAATCCAGAATATCCAATGTTAGAGTTTCCACCAAGAAATCCATTTTATAGAAAAGAATGGATGCTACAGCCTGGTAGAACAGAAGAAGAACTTCGTGCATATTTTGTTTTTCAAGTAAATAATAATGTATATAATAGTGAACTAAATACTGATTGGTGTTGGATTCGAATTATGAAACAGCTAAATGAGAGACGTCAGTTTTCATATGATGATTTAGAAAGATTGTATTCAGAATCATTATATGATAATTTATACAATGTTGTACATTTTTTATCAGAACCAGTAAAGCCATATATACCAACAAATCCGGTTGAGAGAGAACAATTTATGCATCAACCAAATCGAAGTAGCGAAGATCTTCTTAGATTTTGGATTTTTAGAGGATATAATATGGGCTTATATAGTATTTGGTATCTAATTATGAAACACATGGTTCATAGAGGTGTTCTTTCATATGACGATTTAGACAAATTATATAACAGTACACCTGAACTACATAGGTATGAAATTGATGCGATTATTTTTCTAAATAGATTCAGAAATTTAGATCCAGATGACGACCCAATGGAAATGGAAGTATTGGGACGGTTCTAAAAAAATGTAATGAGCATTATATGATTTTATTTTAAAAAATCATATTATTTCATTTATTATTTCATTTATTCTACAAACTCGGTTTTTCTTGAAAGAGTGTACAATAAATATCTAACAATGCACAAAATTCATATCTAACAGGCAAATCATTTTTATCTTTACGAATATACACATTCCTAAAAGTAAGGAAGCTTTCTCCACCTTCTGTTTTCAAAAGTAAACCAATATCATTCTTTATAACATCAAATTCACTCTTTATTTTGGATAGTTGTTCTTCTAATTGTTTACAAACGTCTATAATTGGATTTGGATTATAAAAATAAGGACAGACTCCAATCCGAACATTTTTTAGTTTCCATTATGCTATTTATTTTAGTAATAGTTTTTTCTAACAATCCTATTGTCATTTTGTTTTTATAGTATTTTTTATACTTTTTAACCAAATTTAATTTTAAAACATTATAATATTATTTTTATATGTTAAATAACATAAAAAAAGTAAAAGAGGAGGAACTTTCTTATAGAACTGGGAATCCTAAAGCTCCTCCGCTAACGCGAATAATGTTATTGTTGATAGCTGTAACGATAAATTCATATGTTTGTTTGTAATTCATTCCAGCTGGTAACTGATCAGTTTGCTTAGGATCAGCAGATACTTTGGCTTGACCGCTAGCCTCTGGTACAATTGAAACATTTGTTAGCTTTCCATAATTGGTAGATCCCATCGGATCTAGGCTAATAAAATCAAGAGAATACGAATACGAATGATAACCAGTCTCAGTCGGTATCACAGGTGCATGATACCAAGGATTAACCAACGAAAAATAATCAGAACCCATTTGAGCAAGACGATTTGTATTTTCGTAAATCAAAGAAGTCTGAACGATAGGATCGGCTCCGCCTAATGGAGTCCAAGTAGTCAAACCAGCAAAACCAGTAATACCATTACCTTCAGTAATAGTAGTTATTGGAGAAGATGTAATATAATTGGAGTGTTCAGCTGTGCTAGTAGTATTACGTACAGCAAAAAACAGAACTTTAATAGCGTGAGAGAATCGAATATCAAACGATTGCTGTGAATTAGTAGCAGGAGTAAAAGACTGACGGGGTGCAGTCTGTACTTGCTCAATCAAAATATCACGAGGAGCACATGCCATACGCTTTCTTTCATCATTAGATACAATTGCATAATTAGCCCACACTTGAGTATTTCCTAGTACAGGAGTACCATCTTTTAGCTTATCAGATGTTATAGTCTTACGTCTATCAAGTTGTATATCATTAGCATCATTAAGGGGAGATGGAATCGATTCAAATATCAAAAGATGAGTCCAATCGCGGAAATAAAAGTTGATTCGCATCTCATTGTAAGGAAGAGCAGCGGTCGGAAGAGCTACACCACTATCACGACTGTAAAAGAAAGGAAGAGGCAAGTTAAGAGTCATTGATGGTATTACCTGTCGAGGTTGTATTAAATCATCAAGATTGCCAATCATGTTATTATATCCGTTGCGTTTGCCTTCAGGAACAGTAAAGGCAGCCCAAAAATCAAGATGATAATTATCAAATCGAGCAGCAATCAAATCATTAAAAGTGATAGAGCACTCACGAATAATATTATGCATAAGGTTTCGAGTCCAACGAATACTTTCTCCTTTAACATAAGCAGGATTACCATCCACAACAGCAGATTTTTTTAGTTCAACTCGAGGCGTATTCATACGAAGCCACGTTTGAAGCATATAATCACCCGCACGTGAGATTGCGACAGACCATTCCTGTCCAAAAGCCGGTGAACCGGCCGCTCGCGAGAGAACAACAGGTACTTGAGTGAACCAAGTAGCTTTCCTTGTTTCGCGAACAAAATAAGCAGTAGCGTCGTGCCCACCGTAGAGATATTTTTCAATTTCGTCAAAAGTGGCAAGATCAATAAATCCCGATGTTACATTTGAAGTAGAGATCGATGACATTGTTTTATATTAGCGCAAGATAATTTTTATTTTTAAAATACAATCACCTAATTTTATTATTTAATTTTTCACAACAGTATGCTAAAGATTATATCTATGTAAAAAAGAAAAGTATGCTTTTTAGTAAATCTTATTACCATATTCTTTTTTATAATAATACTCATTAGAATTGTGTTGTCAAAAAGTTTGATAATACGTTCGTACATTTACTATTAATAAAACATTTCTATTTAAAAGCTAATTAATATATAATAAAAATGCCAAATCTATTAACAAATCCTCAAGATTTTAAAAGAAAATGCGATGATGTAGGTGTAACGTATGATCTATTAATTGAAGCGCAAGAATGTTTAGGAAAACAAGCTTGTTCTAAGTTTTTTAAAGGAAAATCTAAAAGAGGAGGTGGAAGTACTACTTCTTCATCTATGATAGATGATTGGGTATATACACTAAAATATGCTATCGATAATCCAAGCGAACAAGACAAAGATACTTATGTACCTAGAACGGTAGAACCACTTGATGAATGGAAAGACTTTGTTACGTTGGTTAATACTCCAATTGAAGAAGATATTTACAACTCTTGGAAAAATCTAACTCCAAAAAAGATTGGACAAGAAGTTCGTAAATATGGATTAACATTTGGAACTGCTAATTCAAATGCAATTAAAACACTACAAGAAAGATCTATGGCTATGGTAGAACGTCGTATCAAAAATTTTTGGAATAAAACTATTGAATTTAACCAAGAAACCAAACAAGAACTTGATTACAATGCTTTGAATATATTTCAACTTAGAGAAATTTCTAAAGATGTTGGGTGCACTATTTACCAACAAAATAAAGAACAACTAATCTCTAACATTAAGAAGAGACAACAGGATTTAAAGTCTTACTCAAAAGACGAAAAAGAAGAGTATTCTAATATATCTTTGCTAACTCTAAAAATTATTGCTAGAAATAAAGGACTTACTCAATATAATAACCTTAAGAAAGAAGATCTTGTTAAATTATTAACAGAATTTGATAAAATTGATGAAGAAAAAGATAAAATTACACTTGGAAATGTAGAAGTTATATCAAGACAGTCTGATGGGTATATCAATGCTAGTCAACTCTGTAAAGCAGGTAAAAAATATTATAACGATTGGTTTCGGTTAGAAAAAACAAAAGAGTTTTTGACAGAATTATCACAAGAACTAAAAATAGATATTTTAACTGATAAAACAGACCCTGGCGGGATTTCCCGCCACGAAAATACAAACGTAAGTTTGATAAAAATTAATCAATATAATGATTCCGATCAATCAACTTGGGTTCATCCACGTGTAGCAATTCAGATTGCACAGTGGATTTCTCCTAAATTTGCTGTTAATGTAACAGGATGGATTCATAAATTATTATCTACAGGAAGTGTCAAACTAGAAAGACCTGTAAAGATCTTTTCTACTCTTACAGAAATTGATATTGAAGCAGAAAAATTAGAAAATGAAGTTAAAATGTGTGAGTATACAAATGAGTTAGTTATTTATTGTGCTTATATCGGAAATGGATTAGTCAAGATTGGTTTTACTGATTCTAATCTTGTTAAGAGAGACAAAAAACATATGTCAAGTGAGTCATTATATCCTCAGTGGAGAATGATTAGGCTTTTCAAAGTATCTGGTAAAAATATAGAGAAAATGATACACGAATTTTTGAAACATTATAAGGTTGATTTTTTCAATCAAAAAGAAGTATATAAACCAGTTAAAAATCTAACAATTTTTATTGAAAATATAGAAGATTTCTTAAAAGATAATGACCTAAAAATGACTATTAGAACCTTGCAAAAAGAGAATTCAGAATTAAAACTCCAAAATATTCAATTGAAAATAGACATTTTAAGAAATAAAACAGAAAAGTAGGAAATTCTTGTTTTACTAAAGTAAGTTTGTATAATCAAATGATTATACAAACTCTTATTTTTTGACCGAGTCAATGCAAATAACATTAAGAACCTAAATGTATTTCGGTATCTACAAGTCCGTTATTATTGAAAATATAAACATGTACATTTAAGCCCATTGCGGTCGCCGCCTTGAACTTTGCCATATTCTTCTCATATTCTTTGTTATAATAATACTCGCTTTTTACTTCAAGAATCGCGTTGTCGGAAAGTATAAAACCATCTGGAAAATATCTGCTCTTATCGCCTGTGATAGGATTATTATACCAAAATTCTTCTCGACCTTTATAGCCTACAACGAGATCATCTTCTTTATAACCATCTTTAAGAAGAAGATCAAAACACATTGGTTCATAACCTTGACATAATTCTGTGCGACCGCTTGGAAAAACATACTCTTTAGGATTTGATGACTCCAACATTTTGTTAAAAATCTCTTCGTTTTGCATTGGATATTCAACTCCGTACCTTTCCATACACGTCTCACGGGACTTTTCACGACATTCTTCACTTTGTAGATATTCATACAAAGGCATTCCATATCTAGCCATACATGTTTCATCTGCTTTAGCACGACACTCTTCGCTTTGTAGATATTCATACAAAGGCATTCCGTATCTAGCCATACATGTTGCATCTATTTTGGATCGACCTTCCTTGCTTTGTAATGGAAAAGCGTAACCATACTTCTCAAGACATGTTTTGCGAATCTTTTCAAACGATTCTTTGGAGTGAAAAGAAAAAGCATGTCCATATTTTTCCATATTAGTATCTTTTGTTTTTTGAAGAATTTCTGGTACTTTCATATGATGGTCTACTCCATATTTAGCAATCTTGCTTTCTTTAATTTTTTCTTTTATTTCTTCTGATTGAAATGAATTTGGTGCTCCATAAATTTCTGTATTAGTATCTTGAGCTCTTTCTCGTCTGCATTGTTCGCATCTTCGTCCTCTCTTAAATTCACTCAGAGATACGTGAGCTTCTTTGTTACAATTAGAACATGTATAAAACATTTTATCTTTATTTCCTGTGTATTTTTGTTCTGGAAGAGTTTCTCCATATGCCTTCCATATTTTACGACAATATTCATAATCTTGAATATTACCACGTCTTTGGTTTGAACATTTTGCACAACCACCCCAACCTTTTCTTCTTATATTTGAAGAATCAGTTTCAGCAATATTCTTACATAAACAAGTATATTTTACTCGACGTCCTTTTTCAAAACTAATTAATTCACAATCGTTGTCTATTAAAATATCATTAACTTCATCCATAGTTTTTTGTAACATTTCACGAGGCATTTTTTATTATTTTAATACGAGATTATGAGTTAAATTCAATTCTATTTTTGTAATTATCTTATTTTTGTAATGAAAAATAAGATTCGTGTTTTTGAAAAACATTCGAACCAACGGCACCACCAAAAACTCGAAAATCTTTAGAGAACGGGGAATCCTAAAGCTCCTCCGCTAACACGAATAATGTTGTTATTGATAGCAGTAACAATAAATTCATATGTTTGTTTGGCAGTTCCCGATAGTTCAGCTGCTGCTTTGGCTTGACTGCTAGCCTCTGGTACAATTGAAACATTTGTTAGCTTTCCATAATTGGTAGATCCCATCGGATCTAGGCTAATAAAATCAAGAGAATACGAATACGAATGATAACCAGTCTCAGTCGGTATCACAGGTGCATGATACCAAGGATTAACCAACGAAAAATAATCAGAACCCATTTGAGCAAGACGATTTGTATTTTCGTAAATCAAAGAAGTCTGAACGATAGGATCGGCTCCGCCTAATGGAGTCCAAGTAGTCAAACCAGCAAAACCAGTAATACCATTACCTTCAGTAATAGTAGTTATTGGAGAAGATGTAATATAATTGGAGTGTTCAGCTGTGCTAGTAGTATTACGTACAGCAAAAAACAGAACTTTAATAGCGTGAGAGAATCGAATATCAAACGATTGCTGTGAATTAGTAGCAGGAGTAAAAGACTGACGGGGTGCAGTCTGTACTTGCTCAATCAAAATATCACGAGGAGCACATGCCATACGCTTTCTTTCATCATTAGATACAATTGCATAATTAGCCCACACTTGAGTATTTCCTAGTACAGGAGTACCATCTTTTAGCTTATCAGATGTTATAGTCTTACGTCTATCAAGTTGTATATCATTAGCATCATTAAGGGGAGATGGAATCGATTCAAATATCAAAAGATGAGTCCAATCGCGGAAATAAAAGTTGATTCGCATCTCATTGTAAGGAAGAGCAGCGGTCGGAAGAGCTACACCACTATCACGACTGTAAAAGAAAGGAAGAGGCAAGTTAAGAGTCATTGATGGTAATACCTGTCGAGGTTGTATTAAATCATCAAGATTGCCAATCATGTTATTATATCCGTTGCGTTTGCCTTCAGGAACGGTAAAGGCCGCCCAAAAATCAAGATGATAATTATCAAATCGAGCAGCAATCAAATCATTAAAAGTGATAGAGCACTCACGAATAATATTATGCATAAGGTTTCGAGTCCAACGAATACTCTGTGTTGTATCTTGTTTTTTAATTTCAACTCGAGGAGTATTCATACGAAGCCACGTTTGAAGCATATAATCACCCGCACGTGAGATTGCGACAGACCATTCTTGTCCAAAAGCTGGCGAACCGGCCGCTCGCGAGAGAACAACAGGTACTTGAGTGAACCAAGTAGCTTTCCTCGTTTCGCGAACAAAATAAGCAGTAGCGTCGTGCCCACCGTAGAGATACTTTTCAATTTCGTCAAAAGTGGCAAGATCAATAAATCCTGATGTTACATTTGAAGTAGAGATCGATGACATTGTTTTATATTAACGCAAGATAATTTTTGTTTTTTTTAACAAAAAAAAATACTTTAAATATTAAAAACAAAAATGCAAAATGCGAGCTTAAATGAGACAACTAAAATAATAAAGTCTATGTCAGAACTAGATATTTTGAGTATAGATGCCAACATACGTAAGAATTTTGAGGAACAGACATCAAAACTTGATGAACATAAGGAGAAGTTAAATGAAATAGAAGAAACTTTAAAAAACGAAAATCTTCGTCGCAGAATAAAAAGCAGTCTTGAAAAAGCTAGAGATGAATTGCAACTTTACATAAAAGATTTAACAACACAAAAACAACTCTATTTTTATATTATGGAAACCGTAACTTTTATAGAACAATACAAAGAAATTTTAAAAGTTCCTGTTAAAGTAAGTTTTATAGGAAAGCTTGTTAAAAATGATAAAGAAAAGCTTAAAATAATCGAAAATTATATGGAAATTGCTTCTAAGTATGTTGATATTGAATTTGAAAAAAGTAAACCACAAAAAGTATCATGTCCAAATTGTTTTAATAAAAAAGAATTTGACATTATTGATGTAAATACTTACATATGTACAAAATGTTACGCTAGACAAACTGTGATGAAACACAATTCTTCGTATACTGATATTGACAGAGTTAATATTTCATGTAAATACACATATGATAGAAAAGTTCACTTTAGAGATTGTATTAATCAATATCAAGGAAAACAAAACAGTACTATTCACCAAAAAATATATGATGATCTTGAAATACAGTTTGAACGTCATCATCTCTTACACGGAGGAAAAGAAACAAATAAAGAAATTAGATTTAAGGATGTTACAAAAAATCATGTACTTATTTTTCTCAAAGAACTTGGATATTCTAAACATTACGAAAATGTGCATCTTATTCATTATAATTTTACAGGTATTAAACCAGATGATATTTCGTATTTAGAAGAACAACTTCTTGATGATTTTGATGTTCTTACTGATTTGTATGACAAAAAATTTAAACATATTAATCGTAAAAATTTTATCAACACTCAATATGTACTTTTTCAATTATTACGTAGACATCGTCATCCTTGCAAAAAAGAAGAATTTATTATTTTGAAAACAATCGACAGAAAATTTTTTCATGATGAAATTTGTAAAGAATTATTTGAAGAATTGGGATGGAATCATAGTCCGTTTTATTAATTAAGAATTTGTTTCTAAAAAATGAATTAAGAATTTGTTTCTAAAATATAAATGTCAAATATTCGATTTCGTGTACATCGAGTTCCACATTATTCGGAAATATTAGAAAATGAATGGTATAATCAATCTGAAAATATCGAGAATACATTTTTTACCTTAATGAATATGATTAATGTTTTAGAACCAATTCTAGATCCGATTCAAATAGCAATTCGAAATAGTGAAAATGATCTTCAACTACATAGAAATGATAATGTAGAAATTAATGTTAGCTCACAACTTTATTCTACAACTAACAAAAAATACGATTCTTGTTGTATATGCACAGATAATTATAAAAAGAACGACGAAGTCTCAGTATTAGAGTGCGAGCATATTTATCATATAAAATGTATAAAAGAATGGTGTAAATACAAATCATCTTGTCCTGTTTGCAATGCAAACATTTCTAATAATTATTCAGTTATAGACGAAATTGACTAAACTAAATATTTATTTATTATAACTAAATGTTATCAAATTTAAAACAAAAATGGCGTGATTATGGTTTTGAAATAACACTCGGATTTTGCGTTGTGTTTATTATATTTTTTGGTCTTTATCGAAAGATCATTGGTGGAAAAGGAACTTGGACAAGGAAAAATAATTTTAACCACCATTTTAAAACTAATTTTAGAAACTATTATAGGGTTAAACCTACCAGACAACCACCACGTGAGAGTAAAGGAGAAACAGAATGTAGAAGAGTACTACAATTTTTATTTAAAAGAAGTTTTCATAAAGACCGTCCTGATTTTTTAAGAAATCCAGTTACAGGTGGTGATTTTAATTTAGAACTTGATTGTTTTGATCCAGAACTTAAGATTGCTGTTGAATATAATGGTATTCAGCATTATAAGTATATACCATTTTTTCATAAAAATAAAGAGGATTTTTTAAATCAAAAGTATAGAGATGATATGAAAAGAAGAATGTGTAGAGATAACGGAATTCTTTTAATTGAAGTACCTTATACAATAAAAATAGAAAATATTAAAGAATATATAGAATCCTCTTTAATAAAAAATGGAATTATGTTTTAAAAATGCATAAATTTGTTAGTTATATACCAAAAAGACACCTACTGTAATCGCTAATAACAAAAAAATAAACAAAAAAATACACAGTGCTATTATTTTTCGTCTTTTTGCATACTGATCACTTGTTGATGTTTCTGAATCAGTATTCTTATTATTTGTTGAGTCTCCACCACCACTATCACCACCACTATCACCACCACCACTATCACCACTACCACCATCACGATTATTATTAGTTATACTCTGATTACACTTTTGATCTACATTTTTTAAAGCGTCTTTTGCCATAACAGAATCTGATAAATCAATTTTATTACTACAACAATTCAAATTTACTGTATCATTAGGTGGTGTTGGAAGAGGTGATATAGTGTGTGGAATAAATTTATTCTCGTCATCCCATACACTCATTAACCTGTTTATTTCAGTCGGTGAGTATCTGTATCTACATACCCATTTAGAAAAGATGTTAGGTCTATCACTAGAAACATATGTCCATTTGCTAGGATCTGAAATTGAACCACAGTTGGTATTATTAGCTATGTCGTCCAATCTGAACTCATTTATTTTATTTTGATAAGCGGCACGCTTTGTAGCATGATCTTTTTCATTTTGTTCATTCGAATCAGCAAGTTGTTTATTATTAGCTTTAACTGATTCATATTCAGAATTAAATTTAGCCATAATAATATCATGATTTTTTATATATCTGTTAATAGCAGTAATACAATTATCACGATCTTTCATTTTATTAATATAATAATATAATATTATATTTAAAAATTCTTCTAATAAAAAGAGAAAAACTTGTATTCAATAAATGATTAATGTTGATGATGATATTATTCCTTATTGTATTTGGCACTATATCGATTTAGATACAAATACATTTTTAGGATACATTAGTGAACCAAGAAAATATAAAAAAAACGATGTTGTTAGCTTCGATTGTGATTTAAAAATAAATGAAAATTGGGTTTTCGGTGGTACTTTTTATGCAACTGCACCAAATTTTCGTCCTATACCTGTTGGTATGAAAATTTTGTGTGCCAAAAAATCTTCGTCAGTTCCCCATATTACAACAGATATATATCTAATGAAAGATCCATATAATATTAAAAATGATTGTGTATATTTTGCAACATATACTCAACCAGTTCCAAATACAATTCCTCTTTATTTTCATTCACTTAAAAACAATATATTTCCAAGCTTTGATCCAAATCCTCCTTCTAAATTGTCTGAATGGACACAAACTATTATTTCTCCGGTTTTTGTTATGCAAACGAAATATGAAAAATTTAAATGTATAAATGGTCGTTGTATTCCCTGGATTTCTGAAATAAAATCTTTATATGATACAGATCCTCATGATGAATTATTAGGTCTTCATAATTGTGTTGTTTATTGTAATAATCTTGTGCTTTCTAAAAATGAAGGAAAACCTTTTAACATATTAGATATGGTATTAGAACAAAGAAAGGCCCAAAAGTCAATATATTTACTCTATATCATTTTTATTTTTTTGATTATTATTATAATAATTATTATTAGTTTAATTATAAAAAAAAAATTGAAAATTTTTATAAAAAAGTAAATAATATTTTAAATAATGACTCAAACCATCGGAAAGTGTTGTTTTTGCAACGAAGATTGTAATTTATTTTCTCAAAGTTGTGGGAAATGTGTAAGATCTGGTAAAGATTCTACTCGTATAATATATTACACTGGAATTGGTTCAGATCCAGATTTTCTTTATACATCGGAAAATTCTTTTCGTAAAATGATTGAATTGAATAAAACTAAATTTAATGAAGATTTGCCTTATAATCCTCTTTTATGCGATCTTGATCTGCTAATAGAATGGACTGGTGCAGAAATCAAAGAAATAAATTAAGGAAATAAATTAAGGAAATAAATTAAATTAGTTGTCTTATTCATATGAATACATATGAATAAAAATTGACAATAAATATTAATATTTTGTATATTATAAAATGGATTTAGATAAATGGAGTCCACGCAGAAGTAAGAATAAAAAAAAAGGTTACATTTATTTTAAAAACAGATACACTGGTGAAAAAGTTTGGAGTGGCGATTTATACTCTCCAAAAACGGAACCAAATTCATATACAATAATCAACACTCTTGATGGACAGGTAAAAATTCCTGAAGATGCACTTCCTGGTTTGAATGAGTGGTCAGAACGAATCCGTATGCTTACTATATATAAAAGTGAAGAATCTGAATATATTCCAACATTTAACGTGTCTTCATCTTATCTAATAAGATTAATTTCTATATCTCGTGCTTTTGCTCAATACTTTTCTCTAGAAGACGAATTGAAGGAAAAAAAGAGACAGCAAATTGTTCGTATGTTTGATGCTCACAATATGAAAGAGTACACAAGCTTTTACGATGAGGAAATGGAAATGACAAGTAAGCTTTCAGAATTTATGAACGCTATAGGTGTTGCAGAAATAAAATTAAATCAAAAGTACCCTAATCAATGGAGTATACCATCTGATGTTTTGATGCATTCTATAGGTCGTATAGTAGATACAATGGATCCAACTTTTACGGATGCACAATATACAACAATAGCTGCATTATCATACTTCCAACATCTTAAGGAAACAAATCCTCAATCAGTTGAAGGATTAACTATAACACCAATACTTCTTGAGAATGAACATTTATATACAGATCAAAAAACAAAAACCAATATAACAACTTGGGTTCCATTAAATATTATACTTAATGATAAAATTAATGATGATAAACTTGATATTTATAATCCACCTTTAACATTGGCAGTCGTATACACTGGTGATCAAGTAAGATATCATACACTTTCTGACATTAATGTTTCTATAGGTCGAATGATTCGTAACAAAGATATTTCACCAAAAGTAAAAGAGTTTTGGAAAGGTCTTTATCGTTTTCATGACAAATGTAAAATTCCTGTTATGCGCAGAGTGTGGTCGTAAGATTTTTAATCAACTATTGTTCTTCATCAGACACATTATTTGAGGTATCTAATTCTGAAAGTTTTAATTGTTGTGTAAGATTTTGAATGTCTCTTTTACTAAGCATATTATTTGAAACATTCAAAGATGTAAGATGTGGAAGTGATCTTATTGTTGGTATTAATATAGATAAGTTTTTTCCATTCAGCTGAGTGTTTGCTAAATTTAATGATGTAATATTATTTAAATTTATAAGAATGCGACGAGATAATGATTCAACTTCTCTTTCAAAATCTAAATTACTATTAGAAAGATTTAGTGAAGTAAGTTCTGAGAGAGCTGATAAATCTGGTGCAAGATGATCCATATCTTGATATTCACCACTAAAATCCGTTTCCACACTTAAATCTCTATTAATAGGCTTATTTTCAACTTGTAAAGATCTAAGAAGAGGAAGATCTTTAAGAAGAGGTAACACTTTCCTAATTAATAATATGTTTTCCGGACGATCTTCTTCTTGGTTAGATTCTGAATCAAATTCAGAATTACCAGATATTCCAAAAGATTCAAGACCCCTTAAAGACTCTATAAATTCTTTATTAAATTCTTCAGGATCATAAGTTTCATCTTCAGAATCATATTCGCCAATACTCCTTAAATTATCTAATAAAGTAACATCAGTTAATATTAATTCTGTAATATTAAGATTTTTTATAGAATGTAAAAATGGTTTCCATAATAAATATACATTTGATAATTTTAGAGTTGTAATATTTGATTGACTAAAACTTGTTAAGAATTTATTACCTATATCTTTTATAAGCCAATTACCGGCAAAATCAATTTCTAGTGATACAATGTTTTTTAAACTTGAAATACACTCATGCATTATATTTAATTTTTGATTCCTATAAGTATTATCATAAATGCTTCTTTTAATTGTACAAAAAGTCCTACAACTTATTTTAAGCTGTATTTTAATTGTAGAGACAATTAAATTTCTATTCCATTCAATAACTGGAGTTTCATATTCGCTATCTTTAACTTTAAAATTAAGATTAAGACATAAAGTGCAATCTGTAGGATTTTTACCAAATATATTGCAATAAAGTTCTATGCTTCTTTGAGTATAGTCAAAGTCTTCTGGTATATTTTTAAAAACTACAGTTCTTTTTAAATCCGCTAATTTTCTTAATTCAGTGGATGTAAGACGTAATTGTAGTAATTTTTTTTCAGTTAATTCTGGTAATAATTTATCTACAAGTAATTCTTTTGGCAATAAGTCTGGAAAAAATTTCAATACATTTTGATTAGAATTAAATTCTTTTAGTTTTTTAACTGATATAAATGCCAAACCTATTATTCCTTCGCTTTTAAAATTTTTATTTAAAATTAAATTAGTCTTCAAAAGTAAATCTGTAAGATATCCCCATACTAAATGTGACTTTTTAACATCATCAACCAACATAATTTTTGGAAAATAATCCTCATTTATTTTAAAATTACCAGATATTAGTATTTTAATATCTATAAATGTATGATCTGTATTTACGTTAATTACTTGACATAAGACCCATGCATCTATTGGTAATAAATTCAATGAACTATTTATTAGCTCAAGATTATCTAGTTGAGTGCTTAAATCAAATTTTATGTCTTTTGTTTCTATACTAGTGATTTCAAAATTTCTTTCGTCAAAAAAACCAAAATATATATAATTAAAGAGATCTTTTCTTTTTCTTTGTAAACTCATTTATTATTAATAAATAATAAATAATTAATAACAAATTAATATATAGTTAGTTTAAGATTTACATTTTTATATCTATACTATTTTACATATGGTTATAATATTTTCTCTGAAAAGAAAAAACTTGTTAAAATATAAAAATGTCAGGAATTGGCTTAGGTGATTTACTCTTACAATTTTCGGAATCACCACAAGGATTAGAACAGTTTGGAATTATTACAGGATCAAAAATATTTTCATTTAAGAATGAATCAGAAACTACTGATAAAGGAAACATATTATATATTACGCATTCTGGATTATTTGCTTATAATAAGCAAAAAGATATTTTTCAAGCATTACAAGGTATAAATGTTGGTGATTTTGATTTTGATAATGCAGGATACATTGATTTTGATAAAGCTATTCATACTATTTTATTTGAAGATAGTCATTTTAATAGTACTTTAGGAGCAACAGGAGTTTGTATGATTAGTTTAAAACCCGATTTTTTAATATCAAGTAACACAGGAACTATTGGTGCAACCGGACCTATTGGTGCAACAGGACCTATTGGTGCAACAGGACCTATTGGTGCAACAGGACCTACCGGACAACTAGGATTATATACAAACATCACATTAATATATCCTAGTATAGCTATATCTGCAGATGGTATAGCACCTTCTCAACCACCAACCTCATTAGTAAATCAATATGCTGTTAATGGATGGTATTTTAAGAATACTATTGCCGGAACTAAAATAAATTGGTATTTACCTCCTTCTATCGATATGACAGTTGGAGATTTGTTAGGATTATATATAACGCTATTTAATGCATCAACAACCAGTAATGATAATATGCCTTTTATAACTGTATACACTATTCCCACTGGATCTGGAGATTTTTTTCCTGGATTTTTTCGTTCGTCAATGACTTATATAATTAATACAAGTCCGGTAATAAATAAATACTATACAGCGTTTGCTAATATCAAGAATGCAACAACCCCACCTTATTATTCTTCTACACTTATTCCTATGATTCAAAGTCCGGTTGTTAATCCAAGGGGTCCATATTTATCAAGTGAAAAGATTTTAGCATTCACAATTGGTTCAAATAGTTCATCACCAATAAACGGTGTTGAATTTGTAATTCAAAAGCTAGGTGTGATTACGGTAAATACTACTCAAGAATTACTACTTATGAATTATTCACTGGGTATGACAGGAGCAACTGGAACCAAAGGTGTTAATGGTTCTATTGGACCTACAGGACCTATTGGAGCTACAGGGCCTATTGGACCTATTGGAGCTACAGGACCTATTGGAGCTACAGGGCCTATAGGACCTATTGGAGATAAAGGTGATACAGGAGATAAAGGTGATACAGGAGAGAAAGGAGATAAAGGTGATACAGGAGAGAAAGGAGATAAAGGAGATAAAGGTGATACAGGAGAGAAAGGAGATAAAGGTGATACAGGAGAGAAAGGAGATAAAGGAGATAAAGGTGATACAGGAGATAAAGGAGATAAAGGTGATACAGGAGAGAAAGGAGATAAAGGAGATAAAGGTGATACAGGAGAGAAAGGAGATAAAGGAGATAAAGGTGATACAGGAGATAAAGGAGATAAAGGTGATACAGGAGATAAAGGAGATATTGGTGTTACAGGACCTAAAGGAAATACAGGGCCTACAGGACAGCTAGGATTATATACAAACATATTATTAGTATACCCTAGTATAGCTATATCTGCAGATGGTATAGCACCTTCTCAACCACCAACGTCATTAGTAAATCAATATGCTGTTAATGGATGGTATTTTAAGAATACTATTGCCGGAACTAAAATAAATTGGTATTTACCTCCTTCTATCGATATGACAGTTGGAGATTTGTTAGGATTATATATAACGCTATTTAATGCATCAACAACCAGTAATGATAATATGCCTTTTATAACTGTATATACTATCCCCACTGGAGCTGGAGATTTTTTTCCTGGATTTTTTCGTTCGTCAATGACTTATATAATTAATACAAGTCCAGTAACAAATAAATACTATACAGCGTTTGCTAATATTAAGAATGCAACAACTCCTCCTTATTATTCTTCTACGCTTATTCCTATGATTCAAAGCCCAGTTGTTAATCCAAAGGGTCCATATTTATCAAGTGAAAAGATTTTAGCATTCACAATTGGATCAAATAGTTCATCACCAATAAACGGTGTTGAATTTGTAATTCAAAAGCTAGGTGTGATTACGGTAAATACTACTCAAGAATTACTACTTATGAATAATTCAGTGGGTATGACAGGGGCAACTGGAACCAAAGGTGTTAATGGTTCTATTGGACCTACAGGACCTATTGGAGCTACAGGGCCTATTGGACTTATTGGAGCTACAGGGCCTATAGGACCTATTGGAGATAAAGGTAATACAGGAGATAAAGGTGATACAGGAGATAAAGGTGATACAGGTGATACAGGAGAGAAAGGAGAGAAAGGAGATAAAGGAGATAAAGGTGATACAGGAGATAAAGGAGATATTGGTGTTACAGGACCTAAAGGAAATACAGGGCCTACAGGACAGCTAGGATTATATACAAACATATCATTAGTATACCCTAGTATAGCTATATCTGCAGATGGTATAGCACCTTCTCAACCACCAACGTCATTAGTAAATCAATATGCTGTTAATGGATGGTATTTTAAGAATACTATTGCCGGAACTAAAATAAATTGGTATTTACCTCCTTCTATCGATATGACAGTTGGAGATTTGTTAGGATTATATATAACGCTATTTAATGCATCAACAACCAGTAATGATAATATGCCTTTTATAACTGTATATACTATCCCCACTGGAGCTGGAGATTTTTTTCCTGGATTTTTTCGTTCGTCAATGACTTATATAATTAATACAAGTCCAGTAACAAATAAATACTATACAGCGTTTGCTAATATTAAGAATGCAACAACTCCTCCTTATTATTCTTCTACGCTTATTCCTATGATTCAAAGCCCAGTTGTTAATCCAAAGGGTCCATATTTATCAAGTGAAAAGATTTTAGCATTCACAATTGGATCAAATAGTTCATCACCAATAAACGGTGTTGAATTTGTAATTCAAAAGCTAGGTGTGATTACAGTAAATACTACTCAAGAATTACTACTTATGAATAATTCACTGGGTATGACAGGAGCAACTGGAACCAAAGGTGTTAATGGTTCTATTGGACCTACAGGACCTATTGGAGCTACTGGGCCTATTGGACCTATTGGAGCTACAGGAGCTACTGGGCCTATTGGACCTATTGGGCATATTGGAGCTACAGGAGCTACAGGAGATAAAGGAGATAAAGGAGATACAGGAGATACAGGAGATACCGGTGCTACAGGAGATAAAGGAGATAAAGGAGATAAAGGAGATATAGGAGAGAAAGGAGAGAAAGGAGATAAAGGAGATAAAGGTGATACAGGAGATAAAGGAGATATTGGTGTTACAGGACCTAAAGGAAATACAGGGCCTACAGGACAGCTAGGATTATATACAAACATA